TAAAAGCATTTCAAAAGAAACACGGACTTACCGCTGATGGTATTGTTGGTGAATCCACATTAGTTAAATTGGGTCTCAAAGCTCCAGCAGCTCCTGCTGCTAAGCCCGCTGCTAAACCTGCAGCAGCCGCTCCTGCAAAACCAAGTGCTGCTGCAAAATACAATAAAGAATCTATTGAAAAAGCAGTAAAAGCAAAAGGATACAAGTGGTTTGAAGGTAAAGACCTTGAACTTAATATCGTAGGTGTTCGTAATTCAGATACAGGTACAAAAGTAACCAATGCTTTTGATGATAGAATTACCGTATCATACAAAGAAAATGGTGTTTGGGTTTACAATGAATGGATGAATACTACCGACCCTGGTACTAAAGGTGTTAAAGAATATCACAACGCAGCTGGTGTTGCAAGATTGGTTCCTGGTCAGTATGTTGACTCACACGCGTTGGGTCTACACCAAGGTAAGTATGAAGCCCTAAAACAATTTGGTAAGGTAAAAGTTTATCGTGATGCAAATCGTGATATGAACTATGATGAAACCAAAATCCAAGAAGGTGTATTTGGTATTAACATCCACAAAGCAGGTGCTGATTCTACATTTGTAGAAAACTGGTCTGAAGGATGTCAAGTATTCAAAAGAGCGGCTGACTTTGAACAATTTATGACAATTGCAAGAAAAGCAGCGGCTGCTGGAAATAAGAAGTTTACTTATACTTTGATTGAATCAAAAGATATCGTTTAAGATAGTTATTTAAAAGAGTTTTTTAAGAAGTTTCGGGTCAACAACTAATAGGACTTGAAACTATGAAAAAATTATTATTCCTTTTATTAGGGATTTTATCAATTGGTGCTGTAGCACAAAATGGTAAGACCGAGATATTAGTGGCTCCAAACTCAAACAGCCCATATATCTTGGTTGATACCTTGTTTACCCTTGAAGATACATCTGTAACTACGGATATTTACATTCACTTTGCAAATCCAACCGCAAGTAATGTAAAGGCAGTTCAGTTCAGATTGTTCTATGACAATACGAAGTTCTCAAATGTTCAGGTATTTTGGGGGCCAACCGCTCTTTCTATATCAGACAAGTATGGTTCCTTCTTCAAAAGTGGTGACTATGTGAATATTATTGGAACTTACACCGGAAACAATCAAAACTTTGATTGGTCTGATGGTGCTATGTTCAAAGTAAGATTAACGCATGGTTCGGCATATCAAGGTGTGGTAAACTCAATGGCTACTACCGGTACAACTTCATACTCAAACCTTGCTACTACTGGAAATGGTACGGATGTTACTTTGGGATTATTCAATTATGGTGGCGCTTTCCAAATGCAACCAATCACATTCCCAATCAGAGTTAAAAACGCAGATGGTTCTGCAGCACAAGGTGTTTGGTTTTCAGCATCAAAAAGATTAAAGTCAACTCCGCAAGCAACTTGGCAACCAATTACATCTGACTCAACAAACGCATTGGGTTTAGTATCATTTACACATCCACTTGATACCTCATATTGGAATTTAAAGATTACTGCTCAAACCGACACTATGGGTGATGGTGGTGCTATTTCAATTACGGATGCATACAAATTGGCAAACCACGCTTCAATGCAAGATACTTTGAGTGGTATTGAATGGTATGAAGGTGATATCAACCAATCACAAACAGCAACAATTTCTGACGCATTTGCTGTGTTTAATAGATTGGCTCTTCAGTCTACGGATTGGGATGGTTTATTCACCGGCGTAAACAACGTATCGGTATTATGGCCAAATGAGTACACTACTGCTGTATCAGCAACCGGTATTCCAGACTGGACTACTTCGCCAAGAAGATATCAAATTGATACTATTGTAAACTCACTTGACTCAATTAACCCATACATTTATGTAGTGGGTGACGCGACAACTACGGGCTATAACAACCCTGCGGTTATTATGGCAAAAATTGCAAACCCAGGCACCGGAACTGATTACATACTTGACCCAGCAGTTTATATGGTCAATAGAGATGACACGGTTCAATTCCGTATTCCTAAATTGGTAATTGCAAATAATCAAATGGAAGTTCCTGTGACTATGTTCACATTTGGTAATAAGATTGGTGCTGCTCAAATGGGTATTGAGTTTGATACTACAATCTTCCAATTTAGTTCTATCAAAGTTGGTGATGATGTATCAAAATGGACATCATTAATTTCGGTAGAAAAGGGTAGAGTATTCTTCGCAGGACACGAAGACAAAATGAACCCATCGTTGGTTGAAACAATGACCAATCAATTTACATTTGTATTTAATGTTATCAATCCAATTGGATGGCAGACTTCACCTTTGAGAATCTTTGATAAATCTGCTGGTAATGAAAAGGCAGAAGACCTGTCAGTTAAACCATCACCAAACGATGGTTCGGTAGTGAATAGAAACTCAATGAACCCTGACCTTGCTGAATTGATGACCGGATTCAAAGTGTATCCAAACCCTGTTACCGACCTTACCGATGGTTGGTTAGTAATTGAACACTTTAACGAATATAGAAATTCTGACTTTACTGGTGTAATTTACAACATTAGTGGTCAAGTATCACAAGTTTACCAAACAAAGATTACCAACATTGGTTTCCAAGTACACGGAATAAATGTTAAGGACCTACCGAATGGAGTATACTTTGTTAAGTTAGTTACGGCGGATAGAGAAAAAGTTGTGAAAATTGTTAAATATTAATAAAAAGGAAGAATATGGCATTTGTAGACATCTTCAAAGACAAAAACGATTTTAATGAAAAAACAATCGTGGGATTTCTGTCATTTTCAGTTATGGCTATCTTCGCCGGCGCTGATGTTGTAACAGGTATTATGGGTCAAGAGTTAATCATCTCTGACACTATTTTTAATTCATTCGTAATGATTACTTTGGGTGCTTTTGGTATTGCTGAAGCTGGAAAGATTTTCGGTGGCAAGAAAAAAGATGAAGAAGAATTAGGTTAATTTAAAATAAGGAAGAAGTGATGTCAGAAGAACAACAAGAAGGCGGACTATCGGGTCTTAAAAAGACCATCCTTGGAGTAGCTGGAACTGCTGTTACAGGTTTTGGAATCTGGGCAAGTACAAACATCAATAAGATTTTTGGTGTAGAGGAAGAGTCGGATGTAAAAACTGAACAAGTTCAACAGGTTCAACAACAACCTGCTGCAGCTCCCGTGGTTATTAACCTTGAAAATAACAACACTCAACAGCAAAGTTCTGGCGGTGGTACTCATACAAGAGAAATCATCAGAGAAGTTCCTGCTCAACAACCTGCAGCAGCTCCCGCTCCTGTGGTTGAAAAGAAGGAAACTCCTGCTGAAAGAATCGCAAGACTAAAAGCTGAAAAAGAAGCTAAAAACGCGGGTGGTCAATGAGAACTCGTAAAGATGTAATTTTAGAGTATATCTTTGCACCATTAGGTGTGATTATGGTGGTGGGTGGCTTACTTTTTGTAGGAACAATGGCTACTTCGTGTAAGTCATCTATTTCTACGGAAGCATACAAAGCGGAGTTTGAACAAGCACAACCATTAAATACACTACCGGCTTATACTGGTGAAAAGCAAGTGGTTCAACTTGCTACTCTTAATGTTAACAAAGAACTTTGGGATATGTTCCCTGAACTTCGTGACAAAAGAGTTGGTATGGGTGTATCAAATCGTATTGTAGAGAACTTTGAAACAACTGGTAGGTTTACTTATGCTGAAGAAAAAGAAGCAATTGTAAACCAAATGTTGGATACTTGGGAAAAAGACTTACAAGGTCTTGGTGATGGTAAAACAAAATTAAATGTTGGTTCTGTGGTATTGCCAAAGTATATTGTGTATGCTGAAATCTATGACTTTTCGGTATCTTACGCTGAAACTTACGACAAGGGTAAATTGAATAAAACCAACACTACAATTATTGGTATCCAAATCCGTATGGTAAATGTGGATAATTCTCAATACATTGTAGCATCAGGTCAAGGAACATCTACTCAAGTTGGTGAGGGTTACTTCAAAAACCCAACTATGGGGTTTGATAACTCTACCGTAGGTATCTCTACACAACGCGCTTTGGAGGTTGCTACTATGAACCTCATCAAGCGTATGGAACAAAATGGATGGTAAACATTGGATAACTCTCCTATTTCTCGTATTGGGGTTTGGTGTAGCTGCACAAACATATCAGTATAGCTACACCGACCCTTGTACAGGGATATTAAACACAGTTACAATTACACAACAAACGGGTTCGGTTACATTATTTTACGCCGGACAATATCAAACTTTTACAGCGGCTCAATTACAAGCCGGAGCATATGAAGCTTGGATAGCTCAAATCAATGCTCAGTTTCCACCTGGTTCAAATCCTTGTGCTGGGAATGGTGGTCAAAACGCAAATAATTCCAACGTGAGTATTGGAACCAATTCAGCAACAAATATTACAAACATCATAGGTATAGCTACTTCAGTTAGTGGTTCTGCTTCGGGCGCTGCCGGAAATATTGGCGGTGGTATGGGTGGTGGTGATATGGGCGGTGGTGGTTCAAGTGGTGGTGACCCCGGTGAAAACGGAGCCGGTGGGTCATCTTCATCAAGTGGTGGCTCCGGTGGTGGTTCAAAACCACCTACCGGTGGAAGTGGTTCATCAAGTGGTGGTGGCTCTACCAGCGGTAGTGGTTCTACTGGCGGTGGAAGTGGTTCGGGTGGTGGTCAACCATCCGGTGGAGGTCAACCCGCGTCTGGTCAAGGTGAGGGTGGTGGTGGTTCCGTTCCATCATCCGGTGGTGGTGGTGAAAGTGGTGGTGGAACCGAGCAAGGTGCTGTGGGTGAGAGTTCTACAACAACCGCAAGTGGTGGTGAATCCGAATCATCTTCATCCGAAGGTGGTGGTGGAGGTGGCGGTAGTCGTCAAAAATCAAAACAAGAGCGTATTGCAAGAGGTGCTTTAATTGGGGCTGGTGATATTGTTGTGATTAGAAACTCCGCTAATATCCAAGATACGGGTAAAGATAACCTAAAAGTAAACCTATCACTAACGCACGTTAATACAAAACAAAACTTTATTAAAGGTATGGCATTAAACTATCAGACAGGTGAGAATGTAGCTAATGTGACTTTGTATGGTAGTTTTAAATCAAAAGGTTATATGGGTGTCTTTTCAAACTCATTTATGACCAATTTTCAAACCGATTGGTTCAATACAGGTTCATTCTTAAATGCTCAAAAAACAGGTCCTGCGACCTGGTTGCTTGGTTTAAACTATACATTTGGTTCGTTGGGTAAAAGTGATTTCCAAAACTTTTCTCTTGTTGGCGGAACCTTTACAAATTTTAAAGGTGGTAAATCATTTAGTTCTAATGTAATGATGTTAGGTATTTATAGTCCCTATGTGTTTTATTACGAAGGTCAATGGTATAAATCAGGAGTTATATTAGTTCCTATGATGAATATGGATTTTAAATTAACTGATAAGTTTAAATGGAGCATTTCATTTAGTGGTGCTTATCAGCTTAATGCTGAAATTTTAAATTACCAAGTAATGACCGGAACAAAGATGTTGTTATGAGATGGTTTATTTTTATTCTTATTTTTATACTCACAGTATCAATTGAGGGGTATTCTCAAACCTTTACTCATTCGGGAACTATTAGAACTGAAGGTAACATAGTTGTTCCAGGAGTAACAGTTAAACTTTATAAAAGAACTACTCCTGTAATAACAGGATTCACAAACCAGCAGAACTACAACGGACACTCTTACTATCGGTCAACAAGTTCTGCCTTCTGGTCAGCAGCCAAAGCTGCTTGTGAGAATATGGGTGGACATTTAGTAACAGTAACTTCAGCAGCTGAAAATAGCTTCATCTTCAATCTATGGCCATCTGGCTGGATTGGACTAACAGACGAAGTAACGGAAGGACAGTGGAGATGGGTTACAGGAGAAACTTATTCATACTCATCTTGGAATAGCGGTGAACCAAACAACGCAGGTAATGAAGACTACGTTCAGTTTGTTGGTGGTGGTAGATGGAATGACCTACCTAATAATGTATCTCTACCATATGTGTTAGAATTTGAATACATAGTAACGACTACACCCTGGGTGTTACAAGCAACATCAGTCACAAATGCTAGCGGTCAATATTCATTTAGTCAGGTCACTAACCCTTCAGTTGAATGGTATATTGAAGTAGTTGTTCCAACAGTCTCATCCAACCCAGCGATATCTGATTTTGATGGTCCAAGTGATGTTATTTTGGGTAGAACTGCTTTAAAACCATATCACTATCACAAATATGATTTGAGTGGTGAGGGTAAAATTACAATTGCAGATATTTGTATAATTGCTGATAGAATAAATGGAACACCTTTTACAAAGAATACTTTACTCTTTACAAATACCCAATGGACAAGTTTAAATAGTGGAACTTCTGATTTAAGAGCCACAATACCCGGACTTGCAACTTCATACACATTTACTCCCACATCGGGCGGAACAAGTAATTTCTATTTATTATCACCGGGTTATAACAATCAGTCAGCCTTGACCTATTAAAATGAAATGGATACTAACATTATTACCATTTGTCACTTTTGGACAAACCATAACTCTGACTCCGATTGGAACGCAGGATGTTAGTGGTATACCTGTTCAAGTTGAACACTATGTAAATTATGTTCCAAACCACTCCATCTCATCGGTAACATATAACCCATTAGGAACAACTGGAACATCAGTATCATTGGGTGATGATGATAATATAGGCCCGTTTAACATAGGTTTTAACTTTGAGTTCTATGGGCAAACCTTTTCACAATTTAGAATATGCACCAATGGATTCATTACATTTGGTGACCCATCTGGAACTTATTCTCCCACATCGTTTCCATCATCAGCAACTCCCAATGGTGTAGTAGCAGCATATTGGACAGACCTATTTCCAACCTCTGGTTATTATGTGAGATATAGAACCGAAGGAACTGCTCCAAATAGACAATTGGTTGTAAGTGCTCACCTAACCTATTATTCAAATAGAAATGCTTGGGTAGATTATCAGATTATTTTATTTGAAGGAACTAATAAAGTTCAAACCACAATCACATCACAAGGTTGGACTACCACAGCAACTCAAGGTGTGGAGAATCACCAAGGAACTTTAGCAGCAACTCCACCTGGTAGAAACCTTACATCATTCAATGGTGCAGGAACTACATTTGAATACACCCCGATGCCACCACTTCAAGGATGGGAATCACAAGGAACAAAAAATACAAATACAAGTGGACAGGTATCCTTTACTAACTCACTTAACTGGCCATATAGAGTAACCATAAACACATCACAAAAAACACACTTAATAACTGATTTTAGTTTAAACTATATGATGTTTATGAAAGCTGGATTAGGACCATTACAAGATTGGGACTTCTATACTTGTGATTGTGATAATTCATCAACATTTAATTGGGAAGATATTTATTGGTGTTATATGTTGTATTCAAATGGGTATTACCATAACAAATATGTTTTCACTCAAGCTGAAAAAACAACAATAGAAAGTGATGTAAATACTAATTATTATAACACTTACTTTCCAACTCAAGTAAGAACCATTGAAAATCAAAATCAGTTTTATATAATGGGAACCGGAATCCACAATGCTTCCCCTAATTCTAATGTAGGAAAAATACAATGAACGCAGTAATATGTTATTTTATTTCATCGGTAATTTCATTAGCAACTCTACCTGGAGTTCCTGCTGAAAAGTTAACCTTTGGTGCAAGACAAATCACAACCGAGTTAGTCGGTCAGAAATATTCATTATGTGATGATGGTAAGCCCGTAGAAGTAACCATCCTTTCGGTAGATGCTCCAACCACTGGAATTCAAATTGGACCCTTTGAATTCAAATCAAAGAAGACAATTGTAAAAACCAAAGTGGTAATGAATGGTAAAGAGTATTATGGTATCGGAAAAGCAAAAACAAATGTTGCTGCTACGCTAATGCAATTACAAGATGAAGAACTACCATTTGAAAGAACCGAGTTTTCAGTAGCATTAAAAAAATCATTGGAAGACGCTCTTAACTGATATTTATTAGTATGAAAAAACTCATCAATGAATGTATCATAGTAGCCAAGAGAGTTGGTGATACTCTTGTTATGGCGAAGAACCGAGATAGGGCTTATAAGCCCGAACTTGAAGTGGTTCACGAAATTATTGATGGAGTTGAAGTAGCATATCTACGAGATACTATTACGGATTGGTCCGAAGGTATGAACGAGTATGGTATTGGTATTCTCAATACAGCCCTTATGGTTGGATACGATGAGAACGAAAAGAAGATTGTGAAGAAGGGTGGTAAACCCTCAAAAGATGGTGCAAGAATTAGACAAGCACTTTCAAAGAAAACACTTAAAGACACGCTTGTTCAAGTTGTAAGGGGTGATGGTGGTGTAAAGGGTCACACTATGATTGGAACACCACAAAAGGTAGTTTCGGTTGAGATGACCTCTAAACACTCACCTAAAATTGATGTTAGAGATGTTGACTCTGAAAACTTTGTAAGAACAAACCACGGATATCATTATGGTGATGCTGGATATACGGAAGGACCTGATTACCTTTCATCCAAAATCAGAAAGATGTCTGCTGAAAAGGTGGTAGACAAAGTTGAAGATGCTATTGAGATTTTAAGAGGATTGAGAAAACAATTGTATAAACAAGACTCACCTCTTAATATGAGAAGAGATACACCAAAAATGTCCACTTCATCTCAATTGATGTTAAACCTTACTGATTTAGTATTAGAATTGGATTTCTTTGAAAGTAAGGTAGAAAAGTTTCACGGAATTGTGAATAAACTTCCAGAGGGTAGAACTCCGAGGATAAAAGTAGTTGTGAAAAAAATCAATCTATAAAACAGGAGATATGAAATGGCTAAAATGAAAGCCCAAACCACAACTTCATTTCAAGAGAAGTCAAAAGTAAGTAGACCCGGCGTTCACGCTAAAACAAAAACATCGCAACTGAAATCTTCAAAAAACTACAAGAAGAAATACAGAGGACAGGGGTAAATAAGATGGCAAAGTCAGCGAAAAAGAGATTGGCTCCGTCAAAGCCCAAAAGTAAAAAGACCCAAGTCAAGTTTGAAAAAAGAATGGAACACAATAATAAAGTGATTTCTAAACTTCAATCAAAATAATTTTATATTTATACGATATGGCACTGATTAAAACAAAACGAGGATTAGAAAGACAAGCTCTTCAAACCATTCACAATCCACCATCCGCTACTCAACAAGTTAAAGTGAGTAGAGAGAATCAGGATGAGAAAAGAAAAATGGTTAGAGAGTTGATTCCATTTCTTGCAATGTTATACAAAAAATACTTGAATGCTAAGATTGAAGAACAATCATTAAAAGAAGCCAATATCTTTAAACATAGAGTATCACTTGACCCATCATCATTTGATAGATTAAAATCAAATTACAAAAAGTTAAATTCAAAGAATGTTGTAATTGATGACGCATTTAAGAGTCAGACAATTTGGGGAGTTCGTAGAGGTGAGAGAGACGCTCATTGGAAATACGACACCGACACTTATGAATTACACTTTGATGATGTAAAAATACAACCACAAGTTCTTGGGTTGGTAAATTTCTTTAATAAAGTAAAAGATAATCACCCGTGGGCGTAATTGTAGAAGCGTGTTGGAAGGGATACAAACAAGCCGGTCTCAAGAAAAAGGGAGACCGAATGGTTCCCAACTGCGTTCCAATTAGCGAAGACATTAATATTCCAATTAATGTTGGTGATGTTGTCCTTGGTGGTAAATTCAAAAACAAAAGAATTGTTGTAAAGTCAATAAGTAAAAACGAAAAAGGTGATATCACAATCAACGGAAAACCATTACTCAAATTTAGAATGGTTCAAGAAGGTGAGGATGTTATTGGTATTTGTGAGATGGGATGTGGTCCTCGTAAAAAGGGTGAATCTGAAGCCGACTACAAAAAAAGGTGTGGTGGATATACATACGCATTTCCACTTTATATGAGTTCAAAAGAAGAACCACAAGAAGAACCCACCACACCTCCTTCAGATTCAGAAACCCCAGCGGAAACTCCAACTGATGGTGGTATTGAAGAAGCAAATGCAGTTACTGGTGGTAAAATACATAAATTCATTACAGGTAAAAACCTTACACTAAAAGGTAAGAAATATGCTGATATTGAATTTGAAGTGGTATCTACTGATAATAAATCCGAACTTGTTAGATTGAGAATTTTATTCCCACTCAATCTTGCCGGTCAAGAATTGAATGTCCCATTCAAAACTATCAGAAGAGGACCATTCATCAAAACCCAAACTAAAGGGGTATTTGAAACTATCAAAAAAGTAGATGGTAAGTATGTTGTATATCCAAAAAAGGGTGGTGATAGATTAGGAACTCACGACTCATACGAAGCAGCATTAAAACAATTACAAGCCATTGAAGCAAGTAAAGCAAGACGCAATGAAGATTGGAGTGATAAATACAAACGCTCCATAGATTGTAATAATCCAAAAGGGTTTTCACAAAAAGCACATTGTCAAGGTAGAAAAAAAAACGAATTACAACAACTTGAAGAAGACCTTCGTAATTGGTTTGGTAAAGGTAAGACTGGTTCATCCGATGGTGGTGGTTGGGATAGATATGGAACTGATGGTCAGAAATTAGGTAAGTGTGGTGATGGTGAAGATGGTGATGCTTACGCAGCGTGTTTATCAAAAGAGAAAGCTGCAAAACTTGGACCGGAAGGTAGAGCCGCATTCGTAAGAAGAAAAAGAGCTGACCAAAAGAAAGCAGGTGACGCTAAAAAGGGTGGTGAACAAAAGAAAGGTCAGAAACCTACATTCTCAAGGACGGGTGCAAGTGAAGGTGTAATCAACGAAAATGTAATCGCAAATATTCTCATCAAACTAATTGTATCGGCTGGCGTTATTGTAGTTAGAGTATTTTGGAATTTGTTTGTAGATAGAGTAGTTGATGGTGCTATAAGAACCTATCACGATATCAAAGATATTGTTGCGCCTGAACCTTATATTAAATTCTTAAAGGGTTTAGCAAAGAACGACGCATTCAACAAACAATTTATTCAATTTGCTATTGAAAATAAAAAAGGAAAAAACCTCATTGGAAATAGTTGGATTGAAAAAGTAACAACTCTACCTGCATTCATAGAAGCATTTGATAGATTTACAAAAGATGAAGGTATTGATGGAAGTAATAAAACAAGATTACTTGCTGTTATTAAAAAGTCAATGTGGGATACATACTTACGAAATTGGAAAGGTATTTATCAAATGTTGAAAAAGAAATACCCTCAACTTGCTAATGAATTACCAGAAGGAAAGATAAACGAAATCCCAATGGCTGACCTTCAGAAGATTGACCAATTTGCAGATAAACAACTCAACCCACTTGATATAGTAATCACCGACAAACATTTCTTTGATAGATTGAACGACCCTCGTAATGGTAAAGAAATCTCACAGGCGGAACTCATTGGGTTCTTCAAAAGATTGGGTAAGAACAAAAAACAATTCTTGGATTTCCTTGACAAGTATCAAGAAATGGTTGCGGTTGATGATAGAACCAATATCAACATCCCGTTTATGAAACAGGCGAACAAAGCAATCGCTAAGACCATTATGAGAAAAAAAGATTTCAAATCTTCTACTCCAAAGTTGGATATTTAAAATTTATTTTGTATATTTGTATGAAGCTAATATCTCTTATAGTAGAAGGAATGTACGACAAGTTAGTTGGTGAGATAAACAAAGATATCTTTAAGACCATCAAATCCGCTATGCTTAAAAGCGGAACGCAAGAATCTCCAAAGAAGTATAAAGGTTACGCAGTTCGTAAAGAACCCGTGTTAACAATGTCTGACTTGTTTTTTTCAGAAAGACGCTCATTGTATGTTGGTGAATATAACGATAGCGTAAGTGGTGTAGATGTTGAAGTAGACCTGAAGCTTGCAATCAGCGAAGAGGGTGTAACTCCTGGCAAATTCTTTATAGATGGTTCGGCCGAAGCTGATTCTGAATATCCTTCAATTGAAGTTCATATTGGTATTCACCCATCGGATGGTGAAACTATTTTTTCAAAGATTCAGCCAGTTCTTCGTGACTTGGTACGACACGAAGTAGAACACTTGACTCACGGAAGAAAGTCAGCGTCTGCAAAATCATCAAAGGTTTTGAGGGGTGATGAAAAAATGAGAGTTAAAATTAGACAAAATCCTGAATTATATTACAAGTATTATCTTTTACCAAAAGAGGTAGATGCAAACATTCAAGGATTATATTCAAAGGCAAAGACATTGAAGAAACCATATCAACAAGTGGTTGATGACTATTTGGATTCTTTAGTTGATGATGGTATTATTACACCCAAGAACAGAATGTTAATTTATAAAACGTGGAAGAACCGAATCACAAAAATCGGTGGTATTCCTAATTTGAAATAACACTATGGATTTCACTAATAACCCACATTTAAAAGAGTATCTCCGTAAAAAAGAGATGGAGTTGGAAGCTAAAAAAGCTAGTCAAAAACGAATTGTTGAAGACAAAGCTCGTAAAAAGTGGTTGGAATACCAAAAACATTTAAGAAACACATTGGGTGGTGGGTACGTTCAGAGTTCACTTTCATTCATAACTGATGATTTGGTATTATATTACGATGCGAATATGCTAACTTCATATAATGGAGTTGGTTCTACAATACGAGATGTTTCTGGAAACAATAGAAACGGAACAATTGTAGGTTCTCCTAATTGGAATTCCAATGGGTGGTTTGATTTTTCAAATGATTATATTGTTACTCCAGATTTAGACCAAGTGCTGACTATTGGGGATGAAGCTCATTCCATAGAGGTTTGGGTGTATCCGACAAATAATGGTGTAATTGCATCTTACTTGGGAACTGCTGTTGCTGACGATAATTACCATTTTAGTGCTATTGAGTTAGTATCGGGTCAAGTGGAATTTGGATTATGGAATGGTACAGCTATCACAAGTACAGGTCCAACCGGAGCTCTTACATTTAATGAGTGGCATCAAATAGTATTAACATACAATGGAGATGGTTCTCCTGTTAAAGGTTATGTTGATAGTGTTTTAGTAGACCAAACCTCAAATATGAACTTTCACTCACCAATGGATGACTCCTTGCCTAGCTTTCATATTGCTTTTGGTGGTTTAGATTCTACTAGCCAAGGAGATGGAACTTATTTTGATGGTAGATTTGGTATTGCTAGAATTTATGGAAGAGCCTTAACTCAAGATGAAATAATTCAAAATTATAGAAGAAACATTAGTTATTATAGATAATGGGAAAAGTATTAAGAGTATTTGATTTTGATGATACACTTGCTAAAAGTGTATCATATATCTATGTAACACATTCTGATGGTACGGAAAGTACCCTTGACCCAGGAGAATACGCAGTTTATGAACCAAAACCTGGTGACAAGTTTGACTTCCGTGATTTCAATAGGATGTTAAATAAACCAAAAATTATCAAGAAGAATGTGGATTTGTTACGAAGAATGATTTCAAGTCCTGAAAAGAAAGTTACCATTCTTACCGCTCGTAAGTTAGGATTTCCTGTCAAGTATTGGTTCAAAAAGAATTTGGGTGTAGATGTATATGTTGTTGCACTTGGTGATGCTAATCCACAAGCTAAAGCTGATTGGATTGAGAAACATATTAAAAGTGGATATACTGATATTGCATTTATGGATGATTCAATCAAAAATGTAAAAGCAGTAGCCGCTTTACAAGACAAATACCCAAATGTAAGATTAAAATCCATTCTTGCAGTTGAACACCTTTCTCATTCAGAAACCAAGGAATTGTTAGAAAATTATATTTCCGACCAATTTAAGTCATATTTATAACCAGTTTATTTTAACAAGGAACCGATATGGCTGCTACATCTCAAAAAGAGGTTTTAGAAAGAATTCTTATAGAAATCGCTGCGATGAAGACCAAACTCCCAAATGGGGAGTTAAAGCGTATGGAAGAGTCTGTCCGTGACCTTCGTGATAACTACACTACTTTAAAAAATGATGTGTCTGATATTAAATACACATTGTTAAATCCCGAAGATGGGATTATTGTTCGTGTAAACAAAAACACCGAACACCGTAAAGACGCAGAAGATAGACAAGACTATTACGATAAAATTATCACCGAGTTTGAAAAGATGAAAGATTGGAAAGATGGAGTCACCAAAGCACTTTGGATTGTATTCACATCTTTGGTTGGTATTGTGGGATACATTCTTTCGGGAGCAATGTAGTTTTATTAAATCTCCAAACTCTATTTATGTCAGAAAACTATGAACGAAAGGCTATGGACCAAGTGTATGAAATTATTACACAAGGTGGTGGCTCTGAAGTTTCATTAGAAATGAAAAAAACTATAATTCAAACTTTGATTGATTATTATGATGCTTTAGAAGAATACGAAAAGTGTGGTAATCTCAAAATAAGTTTGAGTATGCTGGAGATAATGAATGGTAACGATTCAAGTCAAGAAATTAGATGAAGTAATAGACCCACAAGATGGTTACATTATTTATGTGTATCACGATGAAACGAAAATACAAGCAGAAATAGCTGATAAGTGGGATTCTGTAATTGATATTGTAAACAAATTTAAACAAGAACATTCACCCGAAGAAATTATCTTTTTTGATGGATTCAATGTATAAACTATATTTATTGAATGATAACATCCACACATTTGGTGAGGTAAATTCTATGTTAAAAAGAACATTTGCATATCCGACTTTACAATCGGATTCAATCATAGAAATAACCGATAGAGTGGGTAGATGTGTAATCAAAAGTAGTGATGACTTTGATGATTTAAAACGAATTGAAGAACTCCTACTCAACGAGGGTTTTAAAGTAGAAATAAAAACATTATGAGTAATTTACCACAAAAGTCTGAATCTCCCGCATCACAAGGATTGGGAGATACTATCGCTAAAATCACATCAGCTACTAAATTAGATGTAGTTGCAGAACAAATTGCTAAAGCTGCTGGTGCTAAAGATTGTGGTTGTAAAGCAAGACAACAAAAACTTAATCAATTGTTTCCATATAACACAGCTGTGGAATCGGTAAGTCCATTTCCAAGAAAGTCAAAATGAAAGTAAAAGATTTGATTATGGAAGTTATCAACGAAGAGTTAATCGTTGAAAAACTTATTACCTATAACAATAGAGCATCATATGGTCAAGTGGTATTCCTTGCCGGCGGTGCTGGTAGTGGTAAAGGATTTGCTATTTCAAACTTTTTGGATTCCGCAGGATTTAAAGTGAGAGATGTGGATGAGATGAAGAAACAACTTCAGATTCTCAATCGTATGGGTAAGATTACTATTGACCAGATTATATCCAAGTATGGTAAATCCTTAACTCAAAAGGATATTGATAACATCAGACAAATTCAAGCTGATGGATACAAACTTCAGAATATGGATTTGAAGAAACCAACGCACGTAGCAGCTCTCCACTCTTTGGTTAAAGCCGTTGGTATCAAAGACAAATCACTTGCTAATATGTTAGCAGCTCAAACCAACCCGGAAGTTCTACCTAATATTATGTTTGATATTACCGCAAAAGATATTTCAGACATTACCGAAGTGGTTCCACAACTTAAAGCAGTTGGATACAAACCAGAAAACATTCACTTGACTTGGATTCTAACCAACTATATGGTTGCAATGGATAACAACAAGCAGAGAGCCAGAATGGTTCCGGAAGACATTTTGTTAAAAACCCACGAGGGTGCTGCAAACACAATTTGGGGTATCGTGACTCGTGCTCTACCAAAAGGGATGAATGGTAGAGTTGATGTTGTATTAAACAATCCTGAAAACACGGTGTATATGAAAGACGCCGAGGGGAACGAAATCACAGGACCAAAGGGTGAAAAATATCCATCAGACTTTTTATCTCTACCACTTAAAAAAGCAGGTAGTGGAACTTATCCCGAAAGTTTATGGAAAGAAATCCTATTCAAGTGGGTAAAAGAAAACGCACCCAAATCAATCACCGCCAATATGGCATAAATTAAATTAATTAGTTATGAAAATTCAATCTTTGATTATTGATAATTTTTACAATAATGTTGATGATGTTCGTGAGTTTGCTCTATCTCAAGAATTTGGAGTAAAGGGAAATTACCCTGGTCAAAGAACTACTTCATTTGCAAATGATTCTTTAAAAGAATTTATTGGCGGTATATTAAGACCACATTCTGGTGAAATTACTGTGTGGAGTACCGATGAGTATAATGGCGCATACCAATATACAACCCAATATGAAAGGTCGTGGATTCACGCAGATATGCATAACACTTGGGCTGGTGTAGTTTATTTGACACCAAACGCACCATTAAGTGGTGGAACTGGTATTTTTAGACACAAAGAAACCGGACTTATGTATTCTCCAAAATTAGAAGATGGTTCGGTAGATAGAGAGCTCCTTGGATATATTGGAATAGATTCTCAAGACCTTACAAAGTGGGATTTAGTAGACCGACTTGCAAATGTATATAATAGAATGGTATTGTATCGTGGTGATTTATTCCATCAGTCTTTAGATTACTTTGGAACAAATAAAGAAAACGGAAGACTATTCCAAACATTCTTTTTCTCTACTGAATATTAATGAATAAGTCACACAAACATAAGTTTGTTTGGCACGCTCCGTTTAAGGTAGCAAGTAGAGCCACGGCCGATGTATTTAGAGAAACATCGGATTTAAACCCACATTTACCACAGCCCGATAATGCAAGGATGATTTTCACCCACGAAAATGATTGGCCAGATGATTGTCCTCGTGATTATCTACATATAGTTTCGGTTAGACATCCATATTATAGATGGGTGTCGTATTGGAAGCATGGAATTTACGATAACAATGAATTACCAAAAGGACCAAATCCATTAGACTCTTTAAAGTGGGCTTCTGATGAAAGGTGTGAAGCTTGGTCGGAGTGGCGAATTGTGACACAATTTGAACCACGAATTGATTATATTATACACGCTGAGTCCGTATTAGAAGACCTTCGTAAATTACCATTTATTTCTGATGATTTTCATTGGGAATTTACGCCCAACAAAATGAGATGGAGGTCGGTGCCTGCAAAAATTACAAATTGGGATACTGATTGGGATGAAGAAGAGCTTCGTGAATTAGTATATCAAAGATTCAGACACGACTATGATAATTTAGGATATGGTAAGTGGGACAACTACGACCATATTTGGGATTGTAAACCCAAATCAAGTTCATATGTTGATGTTGAACCTGTTGTAGAACAATTACCATTCCCAAGAAAGATTTAACATAAACTTAACATTAGAAATTTGGCAGTTCCAATAGTTTTCGTATCTTTACTATGTAATAAGAACGATATGAAAATGACCATCAAAGAAGAAATCCTCCTCCAATTAGAGAAACCGATTAACGATTTGACTGCCCGAATCATTGAGAGTGAAAAACAGGCCTACCTTAAAACCAAAGGTAAAGAACTTAACATCACTCCTTGGATGGAAGAGATGATTCGTTTGAGTTTGGTGATTGATTTGATGAAAGCTCTTCAGAACTACATCCTTCCCACCGATAAGTTGGTTGGATTGAATTGGTATGATGGTCCAAAAGGAATTGAGATTTCTGCTGGGATTGAACGAGAAGGAACTCGTTACCTCTTCATCACCGAAGCTATCACAGCTGGTGGTTACAACATCCAACGATTCCACTACCGATACATTGTTAAGAGTAAGATGCCTCGTGTGAATGGTGGTTTGGCTACTGAATATCAAAACCAATATAAGAAACTCACCAAGATTGAGAAATTGGAAAACGAGATTCAGAATCTCCAAAACCAAATCAACGAATACCAAACCCGAATTGACTACTTGGCTCCGATGAACCACGAGGAGCTAGTTGTGGAGTTGGGTAAGCACTCTATGTATGGGTGGAGGGTTAATAATGATTACAAATGGGAAGATGTTGATAAAGAATACTACAAAAAAACCAAAGAGGAGTGGGATGCTGATAACCAAAAACTCATTGAGGATGGTATCAAAGATATGTTGAATTGGGATGTTACTTGGAAAAAGAAATACATTAAGGACTTTGAAAAGAAGATTGTTAAACTCCAAGACAAGATTAAAAGTTTAACAATTTCTTAACATTAAAAGTTTGCCAGTTTCAAAAAAATGATTATCTTTATAGTGTAATAAGAAAGGTATGAACAAGTTCTCTAAAAAACTAATCAAGATAGGATTCGGGCTCCTTTTGGTGTCTTTGGCTGTCCTCGCTATGTTTGGTATCATCCACGGATTTTTCCTTGGACTATTGTTAATGCTTGAATATCCTCTCTACGCTTTGGGTGTGGTAGTTCTCCTTATGGGGTTAGGATATGTTTTTTCTAAACTTGATAAAAAACCCCTCAAATTCTAAATTATGAAAGCAAAGGTAATTGTTCATTGTCAGTATTTTGAAAACTACAATGTTGGACCCGATGGGTTTGGTGAAACTCCTCATTGGAAACCCAAAGGTGGTTTTGAGTTTGTAATGCCGATTGAATCGGACACAATGTTCTACGCTGATACCGAGGTTGTACTTCAAGCGATTAAAAACCTTGTAGAAAAGCAAAACACCATTGGTGACCGCTTTGAGTATATTGACCACGAGGTGGTATTTTCAGAACCATTTGTGGTTAAAGGTTTAGAACACGAAATTAAGAAAGTCTATGAAATGGCAGTATAAAGAAATGGGCTCTCGTGATAAGAAAGGTAAGTTGAAATACTACCGAGTCACAGTAGAAGATTGGAAAATTGTGGATTGCCAATGTCCCGCCCGTGAATTCCGCAGACACACCCCTTGTAAACATATGAAACGATTAAATGAAAAACTCACCCACCTTGCAATCTAACGAACGACCCGGCTTTATTGAATGGATGTTAAAAATCCAAAATGTCCATTATGCTAACAAGCCCGCTATGGAACGTGCTCTTAACCGATTGGTTCCGTAAAATATTAACACAAATTTAACATACAAATTTGGCGGATAACCAACTATGTTGTATATTTGTATGTAAGTGATAAAGATATGAGTAACAAAACTATTTTCAGCGATATTGATGGGACACTTGTCCACCAAGTACCATTTGAAGAAATTGACCCCTTTACCAGCCGTGCTTTGCCCGGTGTTGTAGAAACTATGACTAAATGGTTCAAAGAAGGTCACCACATCGTGTTGACTACCGCACGACCAGAACACCTCCGAAACTTGACCATCCAAGAGATGGACTTGTTGGGAATCCCCTTCCACCAATTGGTGATGGGTATTGGTCGTGCTGAGCGAATTCTAATCAACAACAAGAGTGATAAGAACCCAACGGCAAAGCGTGCTACGGCTGTTGAGGTTCAAAAGAACATTGGTTTTAACGGATACTTTTAAGGAGTATGAATGGCTAACGGAGTTCACAAAATTACGGAAGACTTTGAAAAAATGCTGGCTGATTACACCGGCGCAAACTATGTTGTTTGTGTGGATAATCAGTCAAATGCATTATTTCTTGCCTTATACTATGAACACATAGTAAAAAATAATACATCTGATATTATTACCATACCATCACGAACATATCCATCAGTTCCGTGTGAGATTATCCACGCCGGGCTAAAGGTGGGGTGGAACGAAGTAAAGGGTACAACTATAAAAGGAGCATACCAACTTGAGGGTTCAAATGTTTGGGATTCTGCTTTAAGATTTACCGCAGATATGTATATTCCAAACTCACATATGTGTTTATCCTTTACAGGACCTTACAAACACTTTAAACTATCCAAGGGTGGTGCTATTTTGACTGATGACCTACACGCATACTTGTGGTTCAAAAGAGCTAGATTTAGTGGTCGTAGGGAATGTTCGTATCACGATGACCACTTTGATATGTTGGGTTGGAATTTTTATATGATGCCCGAACTTGCGGCTCGTGGTATTCTAATGATGAATCAGTTTTATACACCATCGGGTGAAAAAAAACACCAAGAAGATTTGGAATTACCATATCCTGATTTAAGTAAATTTGAAGTGTATAACCGATGAGAGTTCCTAATGTTTTAGTTTTATGTGATAATGATTGGATTCGTGTAGAAATCCAAAAGATATTTGATAGTAAAAACTTTCCAATAGTAATTGAATCTTCTGATTCATATGAGGATTCGTGGTCTATGATTGGTGAATATGATTTGATTATATCAGCACATTGTAAAAAGATATTTGATAAAAAGTTAGTAGAGTCAACTCGTATTGTTAATATTCATCCTGGTCTGAATCCATACAATAGGGGTATGTATCCTCACATATTCTCAATTATAAACGGATTACCAACGGGAGCAACAATCCACGAGGTTGATGAGAAAATTGATAATGGTGATATTATAGTTCAGAAAGAAGTTCAGATGTATATGTATGAAGACTCAAAACAGCTTCACGAGCGGATAATGAAAATTGAAATGGAATTGTTTGAATCTCACTTTGATGAAATCATTTACGGAACATATACAAAAACAAAACCACATATTGAAGGAAACATAAATTACAAAAAGGATTTCAAAGAATTATGTGAAATCAATCTTTGGGATATTGATACCTTTGAGGGTCACATTAATAAGTTAAGGGCTCTGACCTATGGTGATTACAAAAACGCATACTTCTATGATGAAGATGGGAATAAAATTTATATAAAAGTAGAACTATCAAAATGAAATTCGCAGTAACCATAGCCACATACCAACGGAAGGATGGTAAAACGCCGGAACTATTAAAGCGTGCTTTAGATAGTGTGTTTAATCAAACCCATCAAGATTTTAGAATTTTTATTGTCGGTGATAATTACGAAGACAATAGTGAGTTTAACGAAATTGTATCACAATATCCACAAGACAAAATCTACGCAGTAAATCTTCCCGAGTCCCAAGAAAGGTTGAAATACAAGGGAGTAGGTTCGGAAAACTTTAATTTTGATACGGACCGAGCATTGTGGTGTAATAGTGGTAGAACTCCAATGAATGTTGGAATTGAACTTGCACTTCACAATGGATATGATTGGGTAGCTCATTTGGACCACGATGACTTTTGGGAACCAAACCACCTTGAATTCATAAACAATGTAATAACACAATATGGACACGAGTGTATTTGGATAACAACACAAGCCACCTTTGGTCCAAATGATATTATGCCGATTGTAGAAACCAATGGGTGGGATGTCGTATACCACTTACCAAGGGGTTATAATGTAATCCATTCAGCTGTGGCTATGAGTATGAAACGAATCCCATTTCGTTATAGAGATGTTTGGGATGAAGAAGGTAAAATGGTTCCAACTGATGCTGATTTTTGGGATAGATTAGGTAGTTTTATTCCACAAAATGGATACACCGGAACATACATCAACGCATTAACTTGTAGACACGATTCAGAAGGTGAAGACAAATACTGATAGTTTACCAAAGGTAAAGAATGTAAACAAGGGTAAATACCGCCTGAAAAAACACAAATACAAATTGTGGGACATTGTGGTATTGAAATGGATTGGTGAACGAGAAATTGGATTTATTTCTGAATTGAAAATGAATCGTGAAGGATTCGCCACATATACAATTCGCTCAGTATCAAAACAAGGTTGTATTTATTATGACCTTGAAGTAGATGACCCTACCGACCCGTATTGTTACATATCAACAATTTTAACTGAAAGCATAACCGATGGTGAAAAAACACTGGCAAACGAACGACTACATTCCCACCAAGGTAGGACTAATGTCGTTTCAGAAACACAACCCAAGCGCTTATCTAACCAAGAGCGTTCTGAATTGGATAACCAAATTAACAAACAAAAAGACTTTTTAGATGAAAAGTTTTGGTAGTTTGGAATATTTTTTGTATATTTGTATTATAAATTATTAACTATGAAAAAATACTTTGAATTGTTTATGACTATTATGTTCTCATTTCTTACGGGAGCTAAAGTCGTATTACTGACCAGACAAGAAGTTGTGACCAATTGGGATTTTGTCCACCTTGGTATCAATATTTTCTTTATTTGGTTTTTTTCTTATCAACTATATAAAACTATTAAAGGAGAATAAGTTATGAAATATCAACCTCTGAATGATTATGTTCTACTCAAAAAAACAAAAGTAGAAGAAAAGACCAAAGGTGGTCTTTACAAACCAGATACAGCCAAACAAGCTCAATTTGCAGAAGTTGTGGCTGTTGGTCCTGGTATTTTTACCCAAAACGGAAATCTTATTGAAATGAGATTAAAAGTAGGTGACCAAGTTATTTTGGATATTCCTGGCACCGAGGTTCGCTTGGATGGTGAAAAATATGTATTGGTTCGTGAAAGTGATATCTTAATTCGTGTAAACAATGGATGATATTGATTGGGTAGATGATGACTATCAGTACACCGAGTATTTAAAGAATAATCCAACTTATACTGACTACGAAGACTTTGAGGATTAAATATGGATTTAGTAAATCGTGAACTCCGCAAACACCTTTTGTTTGTTTTAGATGCTGAAAAGTATATATTCAGTAACCCAAAGCACTTGAAAGGTGTTGAGTCATATAATGACAAAAAGGTGATAGACAAGTTAAAAAATAGAGTTGGGGATGGTAAACTTTTACGAGTTGAAGACCTTCAATTTTTGGAAACTATCTACGAAAAGTATTGAGTTCACTACTTATATAAAAATGGAGTGTTATGCAAAAGGGTGATAAAATGCCCAATGGTTATGTGTTAGGAGTCGGTAGGGCTCCACTAAACCTCACGGAGGCTCAGATTCGTTATGCGATGAAGAACTCCAAGAGCAATAGTGGTGCTGCACGATTTCTGAACATATCATTGACTACCTATGAAAAATACTCCAAACTTTATATAGATGAGTCCACAGGTAAAACTTTGTGGGATTTACATAAAAACCAAAAAGGAGTCGGCGTAACCAAACCCTACAATGTAGATAAGGGTAAATACGCATTAACGGATGTGTTAGAGGGTAAATACCCAGACTATTCCGTTTATCTACTTAAACGAAGATTAATTAGTAATGCTGGTAAAATAAAAGATTTCCCAGCAGAATGTCATAGTTGTGGATACAGTGAAAAACGACTATCTGATGGAACTATTCCTTTGATTCTTGACCATATGGATGACAATTGGCATAATCATAAAAGGGATAATATCAGATTTTTATGTTATAATTGTTTTCACAATCTTCGTGGAAACCTTCGTGGTAGACAACCCGAATGGAGAGTAGAACAAATTGAAAAAGCAAAAGAACTTTATAATCAACAACAAAAAGAACAAGAATAATCTATGGGAAAGCAAGTATTTCACGGAAAACAATCAAGAGAAAAGCTCTTGGAAGGTGTAAACGAATTGGCTAATGCGGTCAAGGTAACACTTGGACCTCGTGGTCGTAATGTAATCATTCAAAAAGATTCAGCACCTCACATCACAAAAGATGGTGTTACGGTGGCTAAATCTATTGAGTTTAGTGATGCAGCCAAAAACTTGGGGGCTCAAGTTATTAAAGAGACTGCCCAACAAACCGCAGACCACGCAGGTGATGGTACAACTACATCTACTGTATTGGCTCAATCAATCTTTAACCAAGGTATGGCTGTGGTTGAAATGGGTGCTAATCCAATCTTACTTCGTAGGGGTATGGGAACTGCTGTGAGTGAAATCACAAAAATGTTGACCGAAGAAATCTCAATTAAAGTTGAGGACAACGAACAAGTAAAACAAGTTGCAACCATTTCTGCAAATGGTGATTCGGTGATTGGCGGTATGATTGCTGACGCAGTTAAGGAAGTAGGTCGTGATGGTGTAATCACGGTTGAAGAGGGAAACTCAAATGAGGATGAACTTGAAATCGTAGAAGGACTTCAGTTTGATAATGGATATCTATCTCACTACTTTATCAACAACCAAACAAAACTCAATTGTGTTATTGATGAGCCAGTTGTATTGTTGTATGATGGTAAGATTTCTACAATGGACCAAATCATTCACGTTCTTGAAGCGGTATCAGCTCAAAGCAAACCAATTGTAGTTGTTGCTCACGATGTAGAAGGTGAAGCTCTTGCAACAATGGTTGTAAACTCCGTTCGTGGGACCCTACGAGCTCTTGCTGTAAAAGCTCCGGGCTTTGGTAGTGAACGAACCGAAATCCTTCGTGATATGGCTGCTCTATTGGGTGGTAAGATGTTCGGAACTATTGACGCTGACTTGGAAGACGCAACTTTGGAAGACTTGGGTTCTTGTGACAAAGTAGTATCTAACAAAAAAGAAACTACCCTAATTGGTGGTCACGGAGACGCAGACGCTTTGAAACTTCGTATTGACCAAATTAAGAACGAAATTTCCGAACAAAAGTCAGACTTTGAAAAAGAAAAACTCCACAAGCGTTTATCTAAATTGAGTGGTGGTGTGGCTGTAATCCGAGTAGGTGCTCAATCAGAGGTTGAAATGAAAGAAAAGAAAGACCTATTTGATGACGCACTCCTTGCAACTAAAGCTGCTTTGGAAGAGGGTATTGTCGCAGGTGGTGGTGCTGCTTTGTATCATTGCTCCAAGGACATTAACGAACCAAAGGGTGATGAACAATTAGGATACGCAATTGTAATGAAGGCTTGTAAATCTCCAATGGAAGCAATCCTAAAGAACGCAGGACTTGACCACAACAAAGTTTTTGGGTTATTGGACGCAAACTACACTTCAGACACTTCTATGGGTTACGATGTAGTTAGTGAACAATTGGTCAATATGATTGAAAAGGGTATCATTGACCCAACAAAGGTGACTCGTACCGCTATTGAAAAAGCTGTTTCGGTTGCTGGAACACTACTTACTACTGAATGTATGATTGTAGAAGAGCCGGCAGAGAAAGAAAGTGAAGCGAAATCTTAAAAAAACGAAGATGAAATACGAATACCTCAAAATGGAGGAAGAAGATGTTCGTATTGAACTCACGGACTACATTTTAGATTTTGAAAAACATTTCAAAAAATATTATGATGAAAGTGCTCGTTTAGTTTCACAAAAAAAATCCAAAGAACCGGAAGAAGCTCCAGATTTTGAAGAATTGGAGAAAGAATTTGAGAAAAAGCGTTTAGATTTAGCCCAAAAGCGTAAAAACTTGAAGGTTAAGTCTAAACGACTCAAATCTTTGTATAAAAAACTATCATCTATAACACATCCTGATGTAAATGGCGGTGATGATGAAACATTCTTAAAAGTAAAATCTCACTTTGAAAAGGGTGAGTTTGCTGATTTGATTTCTATTGCTGAAGAACACAATATTGAGTTTGAACTTGGTGAGGATGAAATACAACTCATAAATAAAAGTATAGAACATATTGAATCGGAAATACAAAGGATGAAAAACACTTTGGCTTGGGGATGGGGTTCGGGTGATTTAAACACAAAAAAAACTATAATTAAGATAGTGGAACAACAAACTAATTTAAAAGTAAAAGTTGAAGATTATCCTGATGAGTTAAAGCCGGAAAAGCCAAAAGAAATAAAATTAATAGGTCAGCCCGGAAAAAACTTTGATAATTCAAATTAATTTTGTATATTTGTAATATGAATAACGACCAAATTTTCATTTATTGGGATGAGTATCCCACCGAAACCACAAGTTCAATTAACAAGGATTAAAAATGGCAAACTACGTTACTACATTTATCTTTATTTCAGGCAATTCTGACTTAATCACTTCGTTGGATAAAAAACTATCATCGGTAGAGTTACAAGACAATCCGTTTGAACAAATGTCAACTGAACAAACCGCACGTTTGTTTTATGAAAATCAATATGAAAACACCTATGAATGGATGTTACAAAATATTGGTGCAAAATGGTGTTATATTAACGAGTGGGATGTGATTAATGATACTGAAATGCAAATCACAATGACTTCAGCTTGGTCATTTCCGGAATCGCTGGTTGAAAGAATGTATTCAGTTTGTAGTGAAACGGATGAAGAGTGTGAATTTTTAATTACTTATGAAGATGAGTCACTTGACCCGATTGGGGCTATGTACATTTCAAAGAATGGTTCACATATTGAAGAAAGTTCGTATGAATGGCCGCAAGAAGAGGATTATGAGACTCAAGATGAATACCTTGATGCTCTTGACTCTATGTGGGAAGAAATTGGTGATATCAAAGATGACCTATTGGAACAATGTAAACTAATAGTAAACGAAGCTGACTATTTTGATAATGAAGGAACTGATATCTATACCGAACAAGAATTAGAAGAATTAAAGGATTGGGACACCACTTTGATGGATGGCTTAGAAGATGAAGATTGGAATGAGTAGAATTTTTCTTATTGATATTGATGGGACTATTTGTGATGATATCAAAAATGAAGACAGTCACCTATATCCTACCGCTAATGTTTATCCAAACGCATTAAATATAATCAATAAATGGTATGATGATGGTAATATCATCACATTTTTTACAGCAAGAGAATCCAAAGATAGATTGATTACTGAAAATTGGTTGAAAGAGAATGGGTTTAAATATCACGGATTGGTGATGGATAAACCAAGAATCAAAGATGGACAAGAATATGTTTGGATTGATAATAGAAAAGTCAGAGCAATTACATACCTTGGAACTTGGTCGGAATTAAAAGAAGTGGACGCAAAAATACAAACATTTGAATAGTGAATCAGTTAGATGAAGATTACAAAGGATTGCTAGGTAGTTGTTTGTATAATAGTATAGAAAAAACGGACCGAACGGGTACCGGAACTCTTTCAGTATTTGGTAGACAAATCAAACACCGAATGAAAGATGGATTTCCTTTGTTGACCACCAAAAAAATGGCTATCAAAACAATGATGACTGAATTAAAGTGGTTTTTGAAAGGAGATACTAATATAAAGTATTTGGTTGATAATGGTTGTCATATTTGGGATGGTGATGCTTATAAGAACTATTGTAAAATTGCCGGCTCTGTTAAAGAACCTGATTATGATATTCATATAGATGACCCAAATCAGAATTGTACTCGTTTGATGACCCAAGAAGAATTCATCAACAAAATCAAAACAAATGATGAGTTTGCTAATGAGTGGGGAGATTTAGGACCAATCTATGGAACACAATGGAGAGAATGGAATTACACAGATATAGACCAAATTGCAAACTTAATCAACGAACTTAAAACAAATCCAGACTCACGAAGGTTGATGGTATCTGCTTGGAACGTAGGAGAATTAAATCAAATGGTACTCCCGCCCTGTCACTACGGCTTCCAAGTTTATACCAGAGACCTGGGTCTGGATGAACGAATTGAGTTATACAATAGTGATAAATTACCAATGAACCAATCTTTGGATTATTTACACGAACAATTAGACTCTATGGGAGTTCCACGAAAAGGAATCTCACTAATGTGGAATCAAAGGTCAGTAGATACATTTTTAGGTCTACCATTTAACATCGCTTCCTACGCTACCCTACTAATTATCTTGGGTAAGGAGGTCAATATGATGCCAGATTATTTGATTGGAAGTTTGGGTGATGTTCACCTATATAAAAATCATATTGAACAAGCAAGAGAGCTTATTACACGAACTCCGTATAAATTACCAAAACTTGAAATCACAAACTGTGATATTCAAAATGGTGAGTTTGATTGGGAACTCATCAACTATCAATCACATCCATCAATTAAAGCCCCTTTAAGTAATTAATATGAAAAAAACACTATTTCTTTTACTTGCGTTCGTATCGCTGAACGCATTTGGTCAACTACGAGATTCTTTGTGGTGGACTAATCCATATTTCAAAATCGCATATTCAGAGGTATTGGAAGAACCACGTTGGGTTCAGTATCGTGTGGCTTGTCCAACGGGTAATGCTTCAAGAGCAGGGATGGATTTCTATGTAGAAAAAGGAATCAAAACATCAGACCACAAAGACTACGAAGCAAACGAGTGGGACAAAGGTCATATGGCTCCAGCAGCTCACTTTAATTGTACTCGTGAAATGTTATTGGAAACCTTTACCTATATGAACTGCGCTCTTCAACACCAATCACTTAATCGTGGCGTTTGGAAACATTTGGAAGCTAAAGAACGTGAACTAGCAGCTCAATATCCAATTGTGGAAGTAACCATTCGTGTTCAGTTTGATAAGAATCCAAAAAGAGTTCCAACAGGCGCAGCTATTCCAAGTGGATTCTACAAAGAAATTAAATACGGAAACAAACGTGAGTGTTATTATTTCCCTAACACCACACCAACTTTAAAAAGTTATAATGAATATAAATGTAATTGTAGGAACTAAAATGAAAAAAACTCTACTATTTTTACCACTATTAGCTCTCATCGCTTGCGACCCAAAGGTGGAACCACAACCAATTCCAACTCAAAATAAAGTTATTACTTCAAATATTACCGAAAACACCACTTGGTATTCAGATACTGTTTATCAGTTGGGTGGTAGAATCACTGTTGTAGCCGGTGCAACTCTAACCATTGAGCCGGGAACAATTATTAAAGGTGAAGCTGGAACTGGTGCAAACGCCACGGCGTTGTTGATTGCAAGAGACGCAAATATTGTGGCTCAAGGAACCCCAACCCTACCAATCATCTTTACATCGGTTGCGGATGAAATTATGCCGGAAGATATCCTTGCCGGTAATTTCCAATCTCCAAACTTGGACCCAACCGTAAACGGTCTTTGGGGTGGTGTAATTGTTTTGGGTAAAGCGAGAATTTCACCAAAACCCGATGCAACAGGTGAAGTATCATCGGTTCAAATTGAAGGTATTCCAACATCAGATGCAAACGGACTTTATGGTGGAAGTGATGATAGTGATAATAGTGGTATCATTTCATTCGTATCAATCAGACACGGAGGTGCTAACATTGGTTCGGGTAACGAAATCAATGGCTTGACTCTTGGCGGAGTAGGTTCACTTACATCAGTCAACAACATTGAAATTGTAGCAAATCAAGATGATGGAATTGAATGGTTTGGTGGTAAGGTAGATGTTTCATATGCTGTGGTTTGGAATTGTGGTGATGATGGAATTGACACCGACCAGTCGTGGGGTGGTACTTTAAGTAATTTTGTAGTTATTTCACCTGCAGGACATTGTTTTGAATTGGATGGTCCTGAAGGGTCATACGAAGAGGGTCATTTGATTACCCACGGAGACATTTATGTTGGAACGGCTCAAGACCTTATCAATGTAGATGCAAATTCAATTGTAGATTTGTCTCACCTTTATTTTACGGATATTACATTAAATAACAAAATCAATCGTGTAGACGCTGTTGGCGTAACATTTGATAATATTATCTTGGATGTAGATTCGGTTGAAAATCACGTTAATGGGCCAGTTCCAGCGCTTGTAGTAGCCGGTCAAATTCCAAAAGCAAATACGAGTGGTTTGAATTGGACTTGGGCTAAAATCGCAGGTAAATTCTAAAATATGAAAAGATTCCTCACATTCCTACTAATTCTAACATCATTTGTTAGTTTCGGTTCTCACCTCGCCGGCGGTGATATTCAGTACAAATATATTGGTGATTCTACCGGTATAGCAAGACACTACAAAGTAATCTTACGAGTATATAGGGATGTGACAGGAATCACAATGCCAAATACCGAAACAGTCACTATTTCATCAGGATGTTATTCAAATATAAATGTTCCAATGAATCTGACCGCCGGTAGTGGTATTGTATCACCAACCCTATTTGATTGTGTAAACCCAGGACCAAATGTAAAAACCCTTGAAGTTTACCGATACATTGGTTATGCAATTCTGCCCGGCAATTGTAATGATTTTGTATTTTGGTATTCAAATTGTTGTAGACCACCCGGAGTGACCAATATCTCAAGTTCAAATGGAAATGGTAATGATGGATTTTATTTTGACGCGGAGTTAGATAATACTTTGGGTCAAAACTCATCCCCAATATTTGTATCAGAACCCGTTCGGGCTTTTTGTGTTAACAATCCATTCAATTGGAAGCAGAGTTCGGTTGAGTATAATGGTGATTCGGTGGTGTATTCACTTATCAATTGTAGAGAGGGAAACTATCCAAGCCAAACTGATATTCCGTTTGATTTTGGATTTAACAAGAATCAACCCGTATCTTCTAATTACTTTAACATTAACCCCAAAACAGGTCAGATTTCATTCTATCCAACAAACCAAGAAATTGATGCTCTTTCAGTTCTAATTGAAGAATACCGATATGACTCAACTTGGATGGTGTGGACCAAGGTGGGTTCAGCATCAAGGGATATGATGATTTCAATCGCATTCAATTGTAATTCAGTTGCGATGCAAGGGGTTCAGTACGACCCTACACTATATCCAATTGATTCTATCACAGGACTAAAATACAAAGAAGTAAATTGTGGTGATACTTCGTTTGGATTGAAATTCCATATCGCGTTGGATGGGTATTCAATAAACGATATTGATTTCCGTATGACAAGAGCACAAACAAGTCAACCTCAAGCAATCAAAAAGATTTGGTCAAATGTGGATGTAAACTACGAAACGGATTCAGTTCGTATCGTAATGTTGTATCCATTTAGTTTTGCAGGAGATTATTACCTATATTCCAAGAAAGGGAACGATGGTAACACTCTTATGAACAAATGTGGGATTGAGATGGATGAGTTTGATACTATCCTTGTTAGAGTCGGTCCGTGTCCTCCACCACCACCACCACCGCCAATTGGACCCATTGATGACATCAGAAATGGTGAAGAGCCAAGAGACCCGTTTGAACCCAAGGCTGTGGTGATTCCAAATGTGATGACTCCGAATGGTGATAATAAAAATGATTTATTCACTATTAAAAATCTAATGGATTGGACTACACGAGAGGTAACCATTATGAATAGATGGGGTCAGATGGTGTATTACAATTCAGACTATAAAAATGATTGGGATGGTGGAACTCTATCAGATGGTGTATACTTTGGTGTATTGTATCTATCCTATAATGATACGGTAGAAGAATATAGCTTTGATTTGACTATTGTACGATGATACTAAAAAAATCCATTGGCGCATCCTATATGTGGAATGAAAACACATTATCAATGATGAGTATGTTGCAGATGGTGATTAGAGTTCACGAACGAGCAAAAACAACAAATATTGATTATGAACAACTTGGGATAGAACAAATAGATAATGGTTCAAGCAGTCTGCGGAATACTCCGAAACGGAGAAAGATTTCTAATAGGAAAAAGAAAGAGTGACAATCCAAACTTTGGTGGTTATTGGGAATTGCCAGGGGGTAAGATAGACCCAACGGATGAATCCGCATACGATGCTTTGATTAGAGAATTCAAGGAAGAATTGGATATTCAAATCAAACCCATACACAAAATCAGACCCGTAGAAAAGAATGGTATTCATATGGAATGTTGGGTTGTAGACTTTGAAAGTGGTAAAGCAAAATTGATGGACCACGATGAAGTGAAATTTATTAAATTTTCAGAAATAAAAAACTATTTATTCACTCCATTATCACAAAGTTTAATACATATAACAAGAGATTCTTACCAACTATTTTTTAAATCGCCAAAGGAGTGAAATGAAACCCATCTACGGAATGTTCAGACGAGCACCAAAGAAAATAAACAATATAAAATCAACCCCAATCGTGTATGACTTTGAAGACGCGGATGGATGGTTTTGTCAACAAGAACGCCCATACATTTCTTATAAAGAAAATGAAAACAAATAGCTACGATAATCCCACGATGGTCCACGAAGTCCAATCCGATTTCGTGTGTCCTAAAGAAAATTTTGGAATAAATTCCAAAATGTTTCGTAGCGATGCTCTCAATGGTGTTGAGATTATTGAATTTTACAAGTGTGAATATGATAAGTGGTCACCAAACGAATCTATGAGATAAAGATGAAGACAAAACTTAAAATTGGAAAATTGAAATTCAAGAACCACGAAGCTTGGTTTGCGATAGTTCTTTTGAATGTTGTTCTATGTTCTCTATGGTTGACCATAGCGTACTTTGCGGGTATTATATGATGGAGAGTGATGATGAGCCGGGAATTGATTACAATACTATTTTGTGGGGTTCTTTTGGGGATTGCAGTTTACTTAATTAAAACCGAGAAAAAGAAATGAATAATTTATTGATGATTTTACCCTTAATCGCAATTGGAAGTTTGGCCTTCTTGTTGGGTAAGTTTATTGTGGATGTTATCCGAGGTAAATACCGTGGTTAAATACATAGAAGGACTCTTAATAATTTCTGCGCTTTTATGGGCGGGGTATATTCTATTAATTGATATATGGAAAGACACACCATCGCCGGTATGTAAATGTGGTAAAAATCCTAAATGTAGATGTAAGTGAACTACGAAAACAAAATCCGTTATTGGGGTCCGATGAGGACCGGAAGTAGAGTAGTTACCCGATTTTTAAAGTCTATTGGATTCCAAGGAGACCATTCCCATAATTTGGATTGGAATGGTGAAGAGGAATTGTGGATAAGTGTTCGTAACCCCTATTGGAGGGCAGTATCTTGGTGGATAATCCGACACGGAATTACCCATTGGATTGATGGTGAAGGAGTCCGACACGAACCCCAAAGAATGTCGTTTAGAGATTGGGTGATGTCGGACAATGAATATTTTAATCAAGGATTGGGTGGGGATGATGGATGGGATACAATTAATAGATTAAAACAATTGGGTATAAGTCCAACTCATTTAATACGTTCAGAGAATGTGTATGAGGACTTAATGACCATTCCTTTTGTTAGGGAACGGATGACCGATGGATATAAGGGTAGATTGATTAAAATTGATGTAGAGCATTGGAAAAATCAATATAGAGATGAATACAAAGAATTAGATTACTCTACCTTATATACTCAAGAGCTAGCAGAGAGGGTATGGAACAAAAAACAATATGAAACATTTGGATTATATGACAAAGAGTCTTGGAGAAATTTTAGGTAGGAAATCCATCACGCAGGAACGAAAGTGGGTGATAGTAAAGAACGGACAAATCGTTGAACACTATATCTTGTTCCAAGATGCGGTAAAGGATAAAAGAGGTCACCTAATGACTAAAGAATATTATTTATATCACTATAAGGAAATACTATGACTAATGAAGTAATGTCTATACAATTCAGAGATGAGTATATGGTTATAGAAACCCTATCACGAACCTATTCTATTAAAAAGACTGAAGTGGGAGATGGGGAATGGGATTCCCTACAAGCCCAACTGTTACAGATAGCGAATAGGAGAGATAAGAAGAAAAAATACTACGATTGGGACTCTGACCATTGGGATAGGACTATTCGTTAGAGAAAGGCCCGTATCGCCTGATGGGGTATCACCCTTGATGATTTATCACGAAATTTTACAAGCCTCCAGCAATGGGGGTTTTTTTATGCTCTTTTGTACCAAAGTCTTTACAAAATGTGAGCATTTCACTTTACAAAATGTGAGCTATAATCCTCCAAAACTGGTCAAAAAGCACCAGATTTGGAGAGATATAGCCAGTTATAATCCTCCAAAAGTGGGTAAAAGTGGGAGATAGTGGTAGATAATGGTAAACACGCTGTCCGTTGAACCATTTTAAAAATTAGTTTACCAATAATGGAAAATCGTGAGCTTTAGGGCTCAATCGTTACAATGAATCCAAATGTATTAAAAAATCCTCAATTTTAATAGACACTTTTTACGGGAAGGGGTACGGGGGGAGATGACCCAGAAATTAGACTCACCAGAAGGGCGTTTTGTGTGAGGTGATAGTTTTTTTCTATGGCGATTCCGCTGGGTGTGTTTACAAATGTTAACAGCGTGATAGGTTTTCTCTATAATGGGGGAGCCCTAATGGCTAAAAATTTAACAATTTAATAACATTAGGATTTGGTGGTGTTGTAGATATGTCGTATATTTGTTATGTTGGGAGTGCTGGTATATAAAAAAAATAAACTTTGGATGAAAGATTTAACAATTTCTTAACATTAAAAGTTTGGCAGCTTAATTATTTGTCGTATCTTTACAGTGTAATAAGAGATAAGAGTTATGAAAAACACCAAAATCAAAATCCAACTTCAAAACGAGATTTACGAACTGACTGAAAAGGCCATCCGCAATTGGGGTGGTAAGACTCAAATTTATGTCAGTCATGCTGAGGCGAGTTCATTGGTTCGCCAGTTCGCTAAAAAGTTCTTCCCCCAATATGTGGTGAAAACTTCTTCACAATCCTTCGCTGGTGGTAATTCACTTGATGTGTATGTGTCTACTAAATTGGGTGGGCCGGTTCCTCACCAAGATTTTGAACAAATCAACGAGTTTGCTAACCTATGGGAATACGGAAAGTTCAACGGAATGTACGATATCTACGAGGATTACGAAGAGTCAGGCGCCCAAACCGATAAAGGAATGGAAGTAAAAGCTGGAGTTAAATATGTCCACGTTAACAACCGAAGTCGTTTCGGTACTGTGGAAGCTATCCTTAACGAAGTTCTTAACGAGGGTCGTGGGTTTGGTGAGGTGGTTAAATACTACACCGATTCAACGGGCCGAGTGGCCAAAGCGAAAGCTGAAGTGATGTTGAAAGGTCTTGGATATCAGATTTAACATAAACTTAACATTCAAAGTTTGGCAATCCAAATAAAATGATTATCTTTGTATAGTAAGAATGAGAGATATGAAAGAGAAGATGTTGTTAAGTGAGTTCATCAAAGGGTTGGGAATGAGTAACCACCCTAATGTAGTTCAGCTACTCCCCCTACTAAAGGAGAATTTGGAGAAGAATGGTGATGTTACCATTGAGCTGGGGATGATGAAGAAGTTAATGGAATTAAAATAAGTGATAATAAACAATAATAAAAATAGCTAATAACCAGTATATGAACAAGATACAAGAATTTGAAATGTGGTTGGGTGAAATGGACAACCGCTTGCAAGAAGCCAATAAGAAAGGCGTTCCCCTTATAGTAGAGGATATGAAGAAGGAGAAGTACCCACAGGGTTATCTCCCCAAGATTGAATACTGGCTTGACAAGGTAGAGAATGGGCGAACCAAGGAAGGGCGGGCCCACGCCAAGGCCAAAGTCCTGTATTTCCTAAAACGGCAGATGGAGTTGTAATCCCAGCCCTAAACCCCCGTAAGCCGCTAAAGGTGATGAAAGATACTCGTGCAGGGGGGGGGGGGCAATTACTTGTAAATGGCTGAAGATGAATGAGTTAGAAACGCGTGTAGTCCGTTTTCATGCGGAGCCCGGTTTTTTCGCTGGGGAAATAAGTCCCCTCCTAACCCGTGAGTCCACGGGCGATGTTACTTGTTCGGGCGGTGCTGGTTATCTGAGCGGTGCTGGTTATCTGAGCTATCTTAATAATTGTTTGGGTGACCTTTTTGAAGTTCCAAATTGGTACTTCAAGTCCATCCATTGGTTATATAAGGATACACTCTAATAATGAATGATTATAAGTTTTAAACCTAATTTTTGGCAGTCTCACATTTATTTTGTATATTTGTCCTATGAAAGATATCATCTACTATGTTCAAGCTCATCGTGTAATCAAAGACAATCCGCTATTGGAGAACCATTCCTATGTGGTTGGGATTTTTACGGATTCCCTTCACGCTCAAAGGGTTGCTGAAGCGGAGGAGATAGAGAGGGGTGGTAAATACCAATGTGTTGTATATGAGGGAGTTATGAATGTTAATCTACACGAAGTATATGACCTCTGAACAAATCTCTGCTCTAAACACTATGGTGTTGTCTACTAAAAGTGGTTGTTTTGAAGTTATGTATGCTGGAGGTTTAGTAGTCCTTTCAGTATTAAAGTCATATGACCCTATTACTAATAGAGGACATTGGTCCCTTTCGTATGGTTCTTATATATCTGACTTATATAGTCATAGAGAGATTTCTCCTTATGATAAGGGTGTACTTCGTTATATGTATAATGAATATATGACATATTATAATAAGTTACTATCTAATAATAGAGCTATTTAATTTTTATATCAAATTTTTATGAACGCACTGAAACGTAGATTACTAACCAAATGGTTTGTAGAATGGTTGGATTCCGAAAAAGACACGGAGTTATTGGATATGACCAAGTTGATGATTGAACGTAGAACCTTACAGGTCCGTGGTCCCATCAAGGTTATCGGATTTCGTAAAGACCTTTAACACCAAAGAGAAATGATTAATCTTACAGACAATAAAAAGATTACGGTTAATGCTAAACCACAAGTGGTTATTCAATCTACCGTGCGAATTCACGGACTTGGAACTTTGCCCGTAGAAATTATTGGTGACTTTACCAATATACCGGAACAGTACCACGAACTCTTTATACAGGGGATGCTGGTAGCATACAATCAAGAACCTAAAACACCTATTGAAAAAGATGATAGGTCGTTTTTAAGATGGCTTTTTGACAGTATAACCTTTAACACCAAATTATGGAAACTAAAGAAATAGTAGAATTGATGTTGAAATCATCAGACCATAACCCATACACAGGGATGTTATCAAAAAAAGACAATTTAATCGCAGCGATTGAGTTAGCAAAACTATGTAAGGATTTTGCAGATAAAGGACATACAGATGAAGCTATGGGCATTCCATCAGAACAATGGGATGAGGTTATTGACGAGCTAAGCAACCTTTAACACCATAGAGAAATGAGAACAATCTTAATTGATGAATTGGTAAAAGACAAATCAGTATCAGAACAGGTATTAGTAGTGACTGAAGGTGAAATGTTTGAGGGGTGGCAAATTGCTAAACCACTTAATTACGATAAGAAGTACACCACGCTTAAAGACCGATTTGTAATGGCAAAAAAAGTATTATTTGGAAAAGCAATAGCAGTCCAATTTTTTACAGACCTGACCGAAGATGAGAAAATTTCTTATGTAAAAACAAAATTAACTAACGCCAAAGAGAAATGAAACAGAGCAGTATTGAATGGATTTACAACAACCTTAAATCTCATTTTGAACACGATGGTGATTTACTTGAGGCTGTTAAAATGAGCTTTGAACAAGCCAAAGCAATGCACAAGGATGAGATTGAGAATGCAGTTAAACAAGGTTGGGATTACAATGAAGAAGGTCTTGTGCAATGGATGGGCGAAAAGTATTACAACGAAACCTTTAACGATAACGAGAAATGAAAGAACAAAATGTGCCGCTACTTATCTTTCTCAAAAAGAAACTCCAATCTATTTTTGGAACAAGCTCTTGGTGGTGGTTTAACTGGTAAATAAAAAAGAAATGAAAAGACTAATCACCGCTCTGACACTTATTGTAAGTACATCCGCTTGTACCCAATACAATGAAACATCTGAACCAATTGGGGTTGATACCAATACCGTAGAATTTTTAGATTCAAGTACATTGGAAGGTAACTTTGATGATGACTCGTTTGGTGAAGATACCACCTTATTTAAAAGCAAATAAAATGAACAAATTTGATATTAAAAAACTAAACGCTCTGATTGAGGTTGCGAAGTCGGATGGGATGTCCTACCGAATGTTTAAACTTAATGGTGTTTTCTATACTGTATCATATGTAGTAGACCAAACTCAACCTCAAGGTAAAGAGCGGGCTATCTTTATAAAGACTCGTAAGGGTACATCGGAAGGACTAAATAAGTTTTATCTAAATCATACCTATGATTCTTCTTGGGATTCTATCTTTAAGGAGATGTATGATATCTACTTTAAAGAATATCAATCACGGCGTAATAACGATTTTCAATGAAAATTTTTTTAATATCACTTATAGTTATCACCATCGGATTCGTGGTATGGGTAATCAAGAAAATGGATGACCTATGAATTGGACTGAATATTTTAGGGGGATTGCACACCAAGTAAAATTAAAGTCAAAAGACATCCGAACTCAAATCGGTGCGGTGGTGGTTGGTAAGGACAACGAAATCCTATCCACGGGCTACAATTCATTTCCACGAGGGATTAACGATGAGTTGGATTGGAGACAGGAACGACCCGAGAAATATTATTGGTTTGAGCACGCAGAACGCAACGCAATCTACAACGCAGCACGAATTGGTGTATCGCTAAAAGATTCTACTATGTATCTTACTTGTGGTATATCGTGTTCGGATTGTACTCGTGGAATCATCAATTCAGGAATCAAAAGGGTTTACCTTGAAAAGGGTGGTGGTGCTCAAGGAGTGTTGTGGGATGAACACGAAAAGAGGTCAGTTGAAATGTTTAAAGAAGCCGGAGTGGAGATTGTATTTTACGATGAGATTTGTAAAAAGTAAATACTATTTATTAGGGTAGATATTTACAAACAATTTTTAAAAAGGAAACATATGGCAATTTCAGACCAATTTAAGGGACTTCCAATTGAAGACCTTATCGTGCAACCATTAGTTGGAATGGCCAAAGGTCAAGCCCAACTAAATGATGTTACTTGGAGATACATCTCTGAAGTAGCATTTGAAAAAGATGAGAAAACTGGTAAGTCTTCAACAAGATTTCTTGATGTTCAGTTAAATCGTTATGTAACTAATCCTGATTCAGGAGAACAAGAGTTACAACAAATCAACTCAATGGTTCCGATGTTACCATTAGTACCACTACCAGCATTAGCTATCACATCTGCTGATGTTGAGTTCACTATGGAGATTCAACAATCTTCTACTGAAAAAGACACATCAAGTTCAGAAGCATCTTTTGCTGCATCTGCTCAAGGTGGTTTCTGGGGTATGAAATACAAGGCGTCTATGTCTGGTAAAGTTGCAACCTCAAGAGAAAATACTCGTTCAACTGACAATTCTGCGAAATACAATGTAAAAGTACACGCTGAACAATTACCTGCTACTGAAGGTATGTTGAAATTGTCTGATATGTTGAATATGATGATGGAACCAAGCATTGTTGCACAAGCGGACAATAACAACGCTAACTAATAATTTGGATATATAAAATATTTTTTGTATATTTGTTTATTAAAAAGTTACGCTAAATGGCAAAAGTCAATTTAGAGGAACTATTGGGTGGTCTCCAAGAGGCCGCCCAAGTAGTTCTCTCAATACAAGAACGACAACACATCAATACGTTGTCAAAGTATTTTGATGAGGATGGAACTCCCATCACCCAAATTTTTAAAATTGGCGATTCGGAAGTGGCAGTTCCACTTTATATCCTAGCAGACCATTCTTCAGTAGGATTAGATGAATTAGACATTGAATTTCAAGCAAGATTATTGCCGGGTGGAGAAACTCCATCAGAACTCAAAAAAAACTTATTACCTATTTTTGAAAGACAAAAACAAAAAGGTAATGCGCAATATAAACATCAGATTTCAAACATATCCGTTGATGGTGATACTCCCAACAAAGATGGTGTAGCAACTATTAAAATTAAATTTAAAAAAGATAACAAGCCCGAAGCGGTATCACGCTTGGTAGATATGTTGATTAATCAAATGAATGACCCAAATCACAAATTGAAATGATACCTGAATTAGAATTACCAAATTCAAAAAAGAAAAAAGAAGAACCACAAAAAATGAAAAACATTTCACCAGACCAACATAGAAAAAGGTTAGGTATTTTCATAACCTCTATTTTTGCATTCACTTTAGGATTTATTTTCTTTGAGTTACAACAAGAACAAAAGCTTGATGGTGAGTGGAAAGAACTAATTCTTGTTTTAATTGGCGCCCTTATTGGTAATTTTGGAAAAGTGGTTGATTTTTGGTTTCATCACAAACAAGACCAAGAATAATGCCGCTACCTTGTCCAGGATGTAGACAACCCCTTGGAATGGACCTTGACTTTATTGTAAAAAATCCTATATCAGTATGTCCACATTGTGGGGTGATTATGAATTTTACTGCTGATAATAACGTAGTAGCTGATTATAGAAGAGCATTGTCTGATATTGAATCTATCAAAACAAAGTACAAAGACATAGCTAAATTTGGTGCAAAAACTTAACAATTTCTTAACATTGAGGGCTTGACACAAGTCCTCTTTTTTATTATCTTTACTATGTAATAAGAAATGAGTGTTATGAGAAAGTTACTAAAAATCCAAAAGTCTAACAAGGTCATCAACGGAATGAATTGTTTTGAACTCCTTGAGGCGGGAAAAGTTGTGGGGACTTTTGTCTCTGAAGAAAAAGCCAGAATCGCCTTGGGTAAGCGTAGGTTCTACAACCACGGTGAAAAATCCGCAGCAATAGGTGGGTTTGCTCCTGATGTGTTGATGATGCACAAAATTATGGGCGGTTTTTCTGAAATTGATGGAATCTAATAAATAAAAAAGTTATGACCGAAAAAGAAATACTAATTGAGTTGCTTAAGTTTAATGAACTACAACTCAAATTGCTAGCAGAGCAAATCAACGATACGGATGTTATAATAAGTGAAAACACTGTTGATTTCCTTAATCGGATTTCTTTGTTAGCTTCCAACATTTCAGAAGAATTGATGGAAGTACATAAAGTAAGTAATGATGAGTTAATTGAAATATTAGAAAAGTTATGAAAAAAGTTATTAGAGATGGTATGGTAGGTGTATTGGTATCACCTGGTTTTGGTGGTGGGTTCTCAACTTGGGGTTACCCAACTGAAGCAATCTTTGACCCACACCTAATTTATTTGGTAGAAACCCGAAAGGAAGATGAGATACTTGAATACTGCGAAACCAAGTGGCCAGACCAATACTCTGGTGGTGTTGAAGATTTGGTAGTACGATGGATACCTGAAGGTTCGGAGTTTGTTATTGAAGAATACGATGGGGCTGAATCGTTGATGTTGAAAGAAGAGTATAATTGGATAACCGCATAAAGTTATGAAAAATTTTATTAATAAGAAAGTATTAGTTACTACACAAGGTTGGTTCTATGGTAAGGATGGAAGGTCATATAAGGGGGTTCACGGAACCCTAAAGGCCATTCACGAAGCTGGTAAAACACTTGGGTTTATACCTAACCGAGCACACGCTAACTGGTTTATAGAAATAGGTGAAATGGTAATTATGGGATGTCAAGTAATGTATATTGTTGAATGTGAAACCATACATACTGGTAATGTTACCGATTGGACAACCGAAGGTCAAAGTGAAACTGGTATAAAGGAATATGAACGCCCAACAGCTATTTATATGGTATCCTAAAAATTACAACCAACCAACACAAATAAAAAGTTATGAACAAGAATAGTAAATTTTTTACTCCTCCTCCTAAACCAACTCTTAAAGAGAGATTGGAGGATTTGAAGTACACCATCCTATTTTGGAAAGGTCGTAAGATGAAGTATATCACCACTCGTAATTTGGAATGGAGTGATATTCGTTATATCTTCTTTCCATCCAAATTGGACAAGTATGGATACCTAAACATCACATTCTATAAGGATAATGAATTTACTAAAGCACTTATGCCGCTGGTATTAGCAATGGATTACGAAGCAAAACCTTGGTGGTGTCCTCGTTGGTTCCTACGATTCCTTCACGTTTTCGGAAACGATAAATCATTGGTTAGGGTTCGTAATCGTAGACTACACAACCTACACCGAAAACTTACCAAAGGTATCTTATTTTGGGATTGGAAAACAAAGTGGTATGACTATGATTTGAGAATCTCCATTTCAGGTCCCGCACACTTACACAATCTAGCAAGTTGGATTGAGAATGGATTTTACAAAAAAGGATATCAGAACGAACTGATTCAAAAAATCAAAAAGATTGACCCCAACGCTAGTACAAATATTATTAGTATAGACTATTTAGAGAAACAATTAAAGGAGTTAGAAAATGGTAAAGCGGAAGAGTAAACAAGAAAAGCACGCAGAGTTTATGCAAGATGTAATCAACAAAATGTTTGAGATTGCAGGACACGAAGTAACTTACGATGACATCAAAGATAGAAAAGATGATTGGTTCACTCAATGGACTATGACTGAAGCTCAGAATGATGAGTGGCAAGAATGGGGTATTGAAGAAATCCGTAAACGATTCCGATACAATAAGGAATGGGCTAAAAAAGAAATGGGTATGATTTCCCTAATGTGGGGATTAAAATTTAGTGATTTTAAAATCTAATAAAATGGTATTTGGTATTATAGTTGTAGTCTTATTATGGGCTATCCTAAAACAACTACAACGAAACGAAAAACGCTGATATGAAAACTTTATTATTGGGAGATACCCACGGAAGAACTTATTGGAAAGACATCATCAAAAAAGAAACACCTGATAGGGTTATTTTTATTGGTGATTACTTTGACTCATTCAATATTCCTGCGGTATCCCAAATCCAAAACTTTAAGGATATTATTGAATTCAAAGAAAATACTGACATTGAGGTAGTAATGTTGATTGGAAACCACGACCATCACTATTTGAGTGATGAAACTTATAGTGGATTTCAACCCGCAGCAAAATGGGATATCAACGACCTACTTACTAAAAATATGAATCACCTTCAAGTTGGATATTCATTTGATGATATCTTATGTACTCACGCTGGGGTAAGTCCTGTTTGGATGGATGATATGTTTGGCTGGAATGGTTGGAGTTCAGATAATTTAGTCCAACTAATCAACGACCTATACAAATACAAACCACGAAGCTTTAACTTTTCTCATATGGGATACGACCCATATGGAAACCATCCATCACAAGGACCTATGTGGATTAGACCGGCTGCGTTGATGAAATCAAACAAAGGTGACAATGGATTAAAGAAAAAGTTTATTCAAGTGGTTGGTCACACCCAAGTGAATAGTATCTTTGATTCAGTCACCGCATACGAAAAATCAATGGGTAGTAGATACTTACTGATTGACGCATTGGACAGTGGTGGATATGTATATCACATTGATGGAAAATTCTATCCAGATGTAATACCCTTGGTAGAAAAAAATAATAAAATTTGATATGAAGGCTTGTTTTAATGAAAAAAAATTCGTATATTAGAACTATGAAAATTAAACACATCCAATTTGAGCGATTCAACCAATGGGGTCAAATGTACCCTCTACCTACAATTCGTGTTACCCACACACTAAAATTGTACGGATGGTACACCATTGAGTTTATTTGGTTTAATAGGGGATTATCTATAAATATTTTTGTATAAGCTATGGAAGAAATCAAAGAAATGCTAATGAAAATCTCCGACCAATTAGAACGGATGGTTGGAGTATTGGAACGTGCTGAAGAAAAGACAAACAAACCTACCAAGTGGGTTAAAGTTAAAGATGTTCCAAAAGAATTGTTAACTGACGCAGGAAGAGACCCACGATGAAAACGCCAAAATACAAAATCCTAAAATATCAAGAAACCCAAAGTGGTACGATAGTAGGACATTATGTAAATGATTCCGAAGGAATTGCAGTAGAATGGTCTAATAAGGAAGATGCAGAGAGAGTTGCAGAACTATTCCAAACAAATTCCGTTCACGGATACCTTTATAGGGTTATGGAAATCTGAATGGTTAGCACCTGCTGACATTTAAAAAAATTGATTATGAATAAAATCTCCGAATCCCACCTCCGCTCATTAGGTTTTCAGAAAGAAGTAGTTCCTATTGATGAAAGTGGTTATGAAAAAGACTTTTACTACTATTCAGTAGATATAAACCATCTTACTCTGATTACTGAAGCAGATGATGAAATCGTAGACAATCAATGGTCAGTCAGTATTATGGAAAGTGGATTAGAAAAAATCTACGACTTGGATGATTTGACACGATTGTTACATCTACTAAAAAAATACGAAGTAAAATGATATTTGTAGATGGATACGATTCTGCAATCCTTGGAATGGATACGGAATACCAAAGAGTTGTATACTCTAAATCAAAAATGGTTGATGTTTTAATTGGGGATGGGTTATCTGAATCCGATGCATTAGAATGGTTAGAATACAACGTATGGAATACTTATGTAGGAGAACATACGCCAATCTTTTTACACGAGTTGACAAAAGAAGATATCCAAGAATGGGTTGATAGAGATGAAGAAATTCTTTAAGTACCTTATGTGGTTGGAAGGAGAACGAATCAAGATTATGATTCATTGTGGTAGACCAACCTCTATCTAACCCCCTCCAAGCTATCAAGCGATAAAGCAGACAGGCACCACGGGCAAACGGGCGGAATGGCAAATTCCTTTACACACCAAAAAATTTTTAAAGTTATACACGATGATTACAAACGGAATTTCGGGACCTTCAACGAAAGCAATCACATACAAAGAGAAGAGTGTTTTAGAAAAAGAGTTGGATTTTATCAAAACCCAATATGGGGAGTTTATTTATGATATTCCCCTACCTGAAGGTATTTGGACAAATGGGGCGTTAGACATCCCCCATACACGATTGAAGCGAATCTTACAAGTGGTGTCTGATTTATCTAAAAAACCTCTGAACAAAATTCGTGTTTTGGATTTGGGTTCTTTAGATGGTCAATTCTCTTTAGAGTTTGCGTATCACCAATCCGATGTCGTTGGGGTTGAAGTCCGACACGCAAATGTAATGAAGTCTGAATTTTGTAAACGAACTTTGGAACTTCGTAATGTAACTTTCTTGGAAGAAGACGCAAGAAGTATTTCTTTGGAACAACACGGAAGGTTTGATGTTATTATTTGTAGTGGGTTATTGTATCACTTAACCGCAACTGACGCAATTGAGTTGATAAAGAAAATGTATCAGATGACCGAAAACCTATTGGTGTTGGATACACATATTAGTCTACAACCCCAATTAGAATTTCCATATGAGGGAAGTTCATACTTTGGTAATCTACACAAAGAACACGGAGAAGATGAATCACAAGATATCAAGGAAACGCGAATTCTTGCGTCTTGGGACAACCCACATAGTTTTTGGTTTACACGACCCTCGTTAGTAAACATTCTAAACAAAACAGGGTTTACATCCATCTACGAAGCGTTCACGCCCGCACATAAAAATTACGGAAATGATGGGTTTGAACACGAAGACCGATGTACATTTGTAGCTGTAAAAGGTAATGAACAACACCTATTTACATCACCATCCGCAAATAATACGAATGAATTTTTTGATGAATCACAACTACAATATAAACTTAAATGAAACCTCTATTTGAATTAGGCGATTATGTAGTTCCCATCGGAACAAAAAGTGTAAAAACTATTCACGAAATTGAGTTCTATAAAGAGTTTAAAGACTATGTATATTATACAACCGATGGTCTATCATTTGGTGGAAATCAGTTGGAACCAATGGAACTCGTTTATGAAAGGGAATACAAAATGACCTGTGAAGCTCAGATTGAAGAAATCTTAATGGAATCACATTCATATGGATTAAGACAAGAAGTTATGGAAACTGCAAAAGAGCTTATGAGTAGTGACCATAAAATTGATAGGTTAACTGCATACGAACTTGCGTATCGGGAATGGATTAAATAATTTATTTATGTATTGTTTTTATTATATCAAGAACGACCAAAAAAAAGAACCACTTGGAAAGGTGGTATCTACATCAAGACTCAAAGCAGCACAATCATTTGCTGAAAGAAAACAACTACCACTAAAAGACTTTTTAAAATTATTTTCGGTAGAAAAGAAAAACCCATTTTTGTTATGAAATATAAATTATACCTTCGTGGTTGGGAACTCAATATGTCAGCCCACCAACTTACGCAAGAAGAAGTTGATACTATCCAAGATTTAATTGAAGATGGCGAGTATGAAGATGTTACTGACATTGGGTTTGAGTTAGAATATGATATCTTACCCAATTATGCGGTGTTTGATACCAATATGTGGAAAATCTCCTCAAAAGCAACTAATGAGTCTACCACGACACTTTATCTTGTTGATGAAAACGGAAATGACATATTTGAATGTTCATTAACCGACATTATGGATTCTTACGAAATGTTAGGTGATGATGATGGTCTTGGTGAGTATGAAGGTTTTAATGAAGGTCATACTATTGTAGGTGAAGACATCCCACACATCCTTGTATACCTTGAAGAAAACAAAGGGATTATTTGTCACTTTGAATTTGAATCAGATACCCAACCAACTCCAAAAGATTTTTGTATTATAGCTGGTTCAGTTGAGACTGAAGATGGTGACCTTGATTTTGTAGATAAAGTTTGTTTTGGAAGACAAGTTCTTGAACCTAATTACGATGAAGAATCTCTTAATGGTAAAAATTTAGAGTTTAATATTTTATCTTACGAAGCGTGATTTTTGGAAGAGAACATATTACAAAAGAATCACTTGATATACTAAAACACATTACCCACGAAATTGATGGTGATATGTCTTACGACTACCCATTGGGTGATATTCAAAATAAAATTCTACACCATCACAATCACATACTCTATGATATCCGTAGTGTATTGGGTAGTGATGAAAAAGTATATCTTGAATTAGGAACTTATGCTGGTGGTTCATCCGCTTTAGTAACATCCCACCCATATCCCACCAAGGCATATGGGATTGATATATGTGAACGATTTTACGAAGATACAGTTTATGATACTGTAAATCGGTTTGTAAAACCACATAACTCTTTTAAATTTTACGAGGGTAATTGTCAAGACAAAAACTTCATTCAAAAGCTAAAATCAGAAATACCAAAGGTTGATTTATTATACATTGATGCGGGTCATTGGTTCTTTGATGTATTGTATGATTTTACAAACTTTGTTGACTTCGTAAACCCAGGCGGTTATATTGTATTTGATGATTATGAAGATATTTGGTCATCAACCGAAGTTTGTTATGCTGTTGATTATTTGGTAGCTAACAAAATGAAGGATGGGTTTGAGATAGTAGGTTCATTACCAAATATACAAAACGCAAGACCGGCGATTATGTTAAACTCAAATTTGTTTGTAGTAAAGAAATTATAATTCTTGTGTAATTCAAACTTATTTTGTATATTTGTAAAATGATTAACGTAATATCACTATATCTGATTGTTGGATTCATCCATATGTTTTTGATTGGATTTGTCACAACAAGAATAAAAAAACTTGGCGGTGATATTGAATACACCCATTTGGAACGAATTATGGTTATTTTAGTATGGCCTGTATTTGGATTCTTTTTTTGGTATAACTTTTTTAGAACCTTACTTGGAAATAAGTGATGGATTTATCTACCGAACAACAAATAGAATTATTGGGTCTGATGAAGCATTGGGTAGTTGCTACTCAAATTGATAAGACCAAAGAGGGAAACTATATGGTAGTTGTAAATGACTCATTTGAACAACACTCATTAGGAAACCCATATGATTTGGTGGAAATGATAGAGAATCTTCGTGGTGATTTATTTGCTAAAGATTTTATAGAATTTGAACGCAAGTTAAAAGACAAGATAAAAGTTAATGATAGTCGGTTTGTTAGGACACGATACATTTTGAATATGTTGTTTGAAGATATGGTACGGCAAGTGAATGTTCGTAATCACCGAAAGGATACAAAATACAAGATGTTGTATTTGAACTTTGTTGATTTTCTTGAAAAATTACCAAAATCAAAATGAAATTAGATAAGGTATATATCATTACATTGGACCAATCGGATGAGAACCAAAAGTCTATTTTAGAAAGATTGGTTTTTATGGGTGTTCCAAATGAAACGACCTATATAATTTTTGATGGTGTAAATGGTCGTGAATTATTTTCTACCGAGCAAGGTCGTTTAGACTACGGAATTAAATTCTACGATGGTTGGAAGTTGAATGACTCAAATGATTTTTGGAATCGTGCAGTCACAACTGGCGAAGCTGGTGGTATGTGTTCCCATATTAAAGTGTGGGAAGACGCCTATACAAATGGATATGAAAATATTTTAATTCTTGAAGATGATTACAATCCCGAGCAACCATTTCCGTGGAGTGTATGTGATGAGTTAGAAAACTACGAATACGATATTTTGTTTCTATCAAGAAAATTACAAAGTGGTCATTACGACATTGAAATTGGATTTGATAATTTTGTAGTTCCTGGTTACTCATATCAAACACATTCTTACATAGTATCCAAATCGGGACTGAAAAAATTAGTAGAAACGCATCTACCAACTCTAAAACAAAACATAGTAGTATCGGATGAGTTTTTACCTGCAACCTATACAACACACCCACGAGAAGACATTCGTAATATGTATCAACGAAATATCAGCGCTCTGGCTTATAGATACAACCTCATAACACAATTACGATTTGAAGCTTTAGGAAATTCACTAACATCTCCTATTCAAGGAATAGATTATTATTAATTATGACTGAACAAGAATTACACAAGCTATTAGAAATCCAATACCTAAAGGGTCGTTTGGATGAACTACACAAAGCGTTTCCAACGGTGATTGATTTACATCGCTCTCGTAAATTAGATGCTCGTATTCAAAAATATTACGACAAACTCAAGAACACGGATGAAATGGCATATCACTTATATTTGGTGGAACGACACAACCAACAAGTGTCCAAAGAAAAATCTCAAAAGCATATGAAAGACTTGTTGGAATCAATCATCCCACAATTGGGTGATATGGAACTGATAAATAAAATTAAAAAACAAATTGAAACTTATATTTAAATAAAATTTGGCAATATCAAATTAGTTTCGTATATTTGTATCAACAAAAATGCCGATGTGGTGAAATAGGTAGACACAAGGGACTTAAAATCCCTCGCTCAGTAATGAGTGTGCCGGTTCAAGTCCGGCCATCGGTACACGGAAACCCACATAGAGTTCTTTGATTTATTGGTTTTTAAAAAAACGCCCCGATAGCTCAGCTGAATAGAGCAACGCACTTCTAATGCGTAGGTCGCAGGTTTGAATCCTGCTCGGGGTACTCCCAGGCGTGTACAATCAACACCAAGGTTATGGTTGTCCTTTAACAACCAGTTAGGGAAGTAGCGCAGATGGTAGCGCACCGCATTTGGGATGCGGGGGTCGCAGGTTCAAGTCCTGTCTTCCCTACAAACAGTACTTACTACGCTACCCATAAGAACAGCGTCCCAGGGTAAGTCATTTACGAGGGTAGGTAGTTGCAAATGCCTATCCTCACTTAATGGAAGGTGGGTGAGTGGTTAAAACCGGCAGACTGTAACTCTGCTCCCTTACGGGTACGGCGGTTCAAATCCGTCCCTTCCAACTAAATAATATGCTCCGTTAGTGAAGAGGTTATCACACATCCCTTTCACGGATGAGTCAGGGGTTCAATTCCCCTACGGAGTACAATGATTAAGTTTCTTTTACATACTTATTCACACAACAACGGAGGTTTGGCAGAGTGGTTGAATGCGGCAGTCTTGAAAACTGTTTTACGAGAAATTGTAACCGGGGTTCAAATCCCTGAGCCTCCGCTAAAAAAAAGATTTGGCAATATGAAATTTATTTCGTATATTTGTCAAACAATTGCGGAAAAAGACTTAAAAGAAAGTCGCTTATCATCCAGATAAGAGGAGTTGGGGCAGTTCCAACTTTCCGCTCAAACAAGGATGTGTTCTTTGTCGTTTTATGTTTAACAATTTAATGTAAAGTTTTCGTATGAAGAAAATCATTGCAATGTTCGCTATCGCAGCATCAGTTGCTGCTTGTAGTGAAGCTACTGAAGAAGTAGTAGTTGAAGAAACCACCGTAGACACTACGGCTGTTGTAGATTCTGCTGCTATTGAAGTAGAAGAAGTAGAAGGCGTAGAAGCTGCCGCTGAATAATATAAAGAGCTGAGTCTAGCCGATGGGTTTTGATAGTTGAACCCTAATCAACTATCGTAAGCCTCCATAGCTCAGTTGGTAGAGCTACTGATTTGTAATCAGTAGGTCGCTGGTTCAAGTCCGGCTGGAGGCTCAAGGTATGAATTGAAGACAGTAATAAAACCGACTGCGGTGTTCTTTATGAACGAGTGTAACCGGATATTCATATCCCATTGGGGGTATAGCTCAGTTGGCTAGAGCATCTGCTTTGCACGCAGAGGGTCGGGGGTTCAAATCCCTCTATCTCCACCTTGCATGCCATGCGAAGGTTTCTTTGTTCCTTGGGAAAAACAAAGTGGAGCTACAGTGGCGGGTTGCTGTTGTCCCACAACAACAGGGTGCGGTAATAGCTCAGTTGGTAGAGCATAACCTTGCCAAGGTTAGGGTCGCAGGTTCAAGTCCTGTTTACCGCTCAAGTAGACCTTTAAAAGGGCCCTTCCGTGTTACACGGCTTGTTGGGCCCGGGTCTACGACCTAATTAAATTTTAAAATAATAATTTAATAATTATTAACCGAACGATATCACTAAATTTTGCCCTATCGTCTAATTGGCAGGACATCTGATTTTGGTTCAGCGAATTGAGGTTCAAATCCTTGTGGGGCAACAAATATTTACGGAGTTATATGAAGAACCTATTAAATTGGTTTAAATTTTTACTACCTCAAAAGAAATTCAATCCATCTATCATTGAGGATTATAAATTGATTTTTGAGCATACTGAATATAAAAAACATAGACTTTCCGGCTATACCGAATGGAAAGTTGAACGCAGCATTTTAAAATCCAATAAAGAATACAAATACGGATATTTTGAAATCCAAACTGATGGTGATGCTATTTTAGCATCAGATAGGATATTTGGTTTAAATATTTCGTTGAATAGTAATGGTTGGTTTTTCTTTTCAACTTTGGAACCTGAAATGAAGAAGGTTTGGAAACACCATAATAAAAACAAATCCGTTAAGTATGGATTGTTGTGGACTCCAAGCCGAATCATCGTTTTTATAAACGACACTATGTTATATGATACATCAGATATTGATATTGTTAAATATTATATTGAACCTATGAAGATAATCACATCCAAAGAATGTGAATATATAAAGGTATACCAAAAAAAATGATATTTTGATTAAAAATAATTAAGAGGGGGCTTGTTTAAGTCCCCTTTTTTTATTATCTTTACATCGTAATAATTATTGATATGGCTAAGACATATAAAGACAAGTTGAAATTCAATGGTGATTGGACTGTTGGTGAAGCAGCCCATCATATCGGTAAGAAGACTACTACCAAAACACACAAGTCCGAACGAATGTATAATCGGAAAAATAAATCGTGGAAGCAAGAAATTTAACAATTTGTTAACATTGACCTATTGTGTATTCAAATTATTTTCGTATCTTTGTATAGTAATCATTGACCTATGACTAAATCAAAATCTTCTTACTCTTCGTTCTGGCTTGACAAGTCCCTATTCCTTGATGAGGACACTACCTATGTCACCGATATAGAACGAAAGTCCTCTGACCTTATGAAATTGGTATCCTACAAACGTGCGGTATCCAACTTCGTTAATATTGTAACGGGTATGCCAATTAAGGTCACCTTTGATGAACGGGGTTCCGACTCTTACACCGATGGTACGGAAGTAGTTATCTCCGCTAAGATGGATGATGCTGAATTTGACCCCACGGTGGGTCTGGCGCTTCACGAGGGTTCTCACATCAAACTTACTGACTTTGAGACTCTTCGTAAAATGGCTCGTGATAATTACTTTCCATCTACTATTGATGTGAACTATCTTCGTGAAAAGATGGGTCTTGAACTTGAGTCAAGTGTTTCATCCGCTATTTACGACCAACTGAAAGACCTGCTTAATGTGGTTGAGGACCGTAGGATTGATAACTACATCTTCCAAACCGCTCCGGGCTATCGTGGTTACTACGAGTCAATGTACGATAAATACTTCAACGCCAAGATTATTGATAAAGGTCTTCAGTCTTCCGAGTATCGTGATGAGAATTGGGATTCTTACATTTTCCGAATTGCAAACATCACCAACGCAAATCGTGACCTTGACGCTTTGAAGGGTCTTCGTGAGATTTGGAACATCCTTGACCTTAAAAATATTGGTCGGTTGAAAACTACTTGGGATGCTCTTGAGGTTGCAGGTGCTGTGTTTATGGTTTACTTTAAAAATTACATTGAGGCTAAAGAACAAGGTCAAGGTGGTGGTGATAATCAGACCGAACCAAAAGAACACGAAATGAACGGACAAGCCGATATGAGTGGTGATATGGATGACCAATCATCGGAAGGCGGTATGTCTTCTAATATGGATATGAGTGGTGAACCTACCGATAGTGGTGATGAGACTGAAGTAGAACAACTCAGCCCATCTCAAGTTGAACAACTTAAACGGGCTATTGAAAAGCAGAAGAAGTTTCAAGAAGGTGAGGTCACTAAAAAGAAAATTGGTAAGAGTGAAAAGCGTAAGGTAGAAGCTCTTGACCGAGCTGATATTGATGTTGAGGTCACGGGTAAGGATATGACTCGTAAGTGGAATAGTTCCGCTTCGGGTGGAACCCAAACCTATGTGGTTCGTAACTTTAGTAAAGAGTTGATTTCTACCAATCAGTTTCCAATTCTTACGGATTCTGTCTGGCGGACTGAACAAAATGTGAAAAACACCCAACGGGGTATTCAGTTGGGTATTCTCTTGGGTAAAAAACTCAAGACTCGTAATGAAGAACGCTCTTTGATTACCCCTCGTATGAAGAGTGGTAAATTAAGTGCTCGTATGATTCACGAGATTGGGTTTGGTAACTTTGATATCTTTGAACGAACGATGGTCAACAAATCCAAGCCCGCTGTGATTCACATCACTATTGACGCTAGTGGTTCAATGGGTGGTGATAAGTGGAACAACACCCAAGTCGCAGCGGTTGCTATCGCTAAGGCGGCTTCAATGACCCAAAACATTGATGTGGTAATTTCTTACCGAAGTACAATGGGTTATGGTAGTGATTATGTACCATTCATCTTGGTGGCTTATGATAGTCGTAAGGACAAGTTCTCTAAAATTCAGAACTTATTCCACCACATTACTCCAAACGGAACGACTCCTGAAGGTTTGTGTTTTGAGGCTGTGATGAAGGATATTATCGGATACGCTAAAGGTAGTGACGCTTACTTTATCAACTTTTCCGATGGATGTCCGACATTCTCAAACAACGACATCTACTACGAAGGTCAAGATGCTTACAATCACACTGCCGCTCAAGTTAAGAAAATCCGCCAAGCCGGAATCAATGTCCTTTCTTACTTCATCACCGAAGGTTACTACGGAACCGACGCACAGGCCTTCAAAACGATGTATGGTAAAGACGCTCAGTTCATCAATGTGACCGAGGTGGCTCCTCTTGCTAAAACACTTAACTCAAAGTTTGAGGCAAATTTAACAATTTGATAACATTAGACGCTTGTATATTCCGAATAATTTCGTATCTTTGTTAAGTAATCAGTTAATCACTCTTTTATGAAAAACCAACGCTTTGTTTATGGTTCAGTTGTTGAGAAAAACGGAATCCTCCTTTTCTCTGATGTGGAAGGTAAATTGTATAATTTGCCAGAGTTAAATGAAAAGGGAAGTCCCCTTTACAAACGAGCCCGAGCGGCTGCTAACGCTCCTGGCAAGTGGGCTTTTAAAGTTCGTGTTGTTGGGACATTAAAGAGTGGTTCTTTGGGATTCACTCGTGTTGGGGTTGAGATGCTCGCTGGAGCTGAACCCGTGACCAACTTTGATAAACCAAATGGTGGTCTTGAATCTTATCTTTACAATTCTAATCCTACTACCGAACCTATGGTAACTAATGTTCCTGAAGATGTCCTTAACTTTATTCACAATGAAGCCGAGGGTCTCAAACCCAAGATGTTGTTTATGAACTCACTCAAGTGGAAATACTTGGTTCGTAACATCATCCGTGGTAAGAACATTATGATGACCGGCCCTGCTGGTTGTGGTAAGACTATGGCTGCTAAGGCGGCTGCTAACTCCCTTGAGGGTTACAACACCTTCATCATCAACTTGGGTGCTACACAAGACCCACGAACGACCTTGATTGGTAATACTCAATTTGATACCACGAAAGGTACGGTGTTTAACTCATCACCATTTGTTAAGGCGATTCAGACTCCCAACATGGTGATTGTGTTGGATGAGATTACTCGTGCTCACCCAGAGGCTTGGAACATTCTGATGACGGTACTTGACCAAGGTCAACGCTACCTACGATTGGATGAGGCTGCTGACGCTCCTGTGGTTCGTGTCGCTGATGGTGTATCGTTTATCGCTTCCGCTAACATCGGTAACGAGTACACCGCTACACGAATGCTTGACCGGGCTATCCTTGACCGATTCACTATCATTGAGATGGATACCTTGACCAAAGAAGAAGAGACCCAACTGCTTCAGATGATGTATCCTTCAGTTGAGGCTGAGTTGATTGCAAGTGTGGCTGAGATTACTTCAATGACTCGTAACGAGGTCAAAGGTGATTCTCCCAAACTTACCAACTCACTATCTACACGGGCTGCTGTGGAGATTGGTTCACTTCTCTACGATGGGTTCTCTCTTGAAGAGGCTGCTGAAATTACCATCTACCCATTCTTTGAAGAAGCCGGTGGTGCTCAATCTGAACGAGTCTACATCAAGCAGTTCGTTCAAAAGTTTATCAAGACTACATCTACCGAAGATATCTTCAATGTGGATGTTGATGTGGAAACTTACGATTACTCTAATCCTTTCTAATGGATTTTAAAGAATCAATAGGAATTTTTCCAAACTCAATATCAGATGAGTTTTGCGACCACCTTGTTAGTATTTTTAACAATGAATGGAATAATCACTATATCGGAATTGTTGGGTCTGGTGAGGTAGAGTCACAATCTAAAGTATCACGAGATTTTAATTTGATTCAATATGAACAATACACCAATGAGGTGAATGTGTTGACTCAAATTTCAAACACTAAAATTAATGAATACATTTTAAGATATAAAGATGTTCCAAACTTAAACACAAAAGCTTGTGTATTTCAAAACGGAACTCATTATCCGGTATGGCAAATTCAATATTATAAAAAAGGTGAAGGTCACTTCAAACAATATCATACTGATGGTGATATAAAATTTGCAAGTCGTAGGTTTGCTGTAATGTTTTATTTAAATGATGTTGAAACGGGTGGTGAAACCGAATTCCCATATTGGGATTTAAAAGTAAAACCCACCAAGGGAACATTCATAGTTTGGCCGGTTCCTTGGCCGTGGATACATTCGGGTCATATTCCAATTTCAAACGATAAGTTTATTGTTACATCTTGGTTGACGCTAAACGAAAAATAATCAAAAATAATTTGGCAATTTAAATTTTATTTCTTATCTTTACAATCGTTATGGGATACAACAAATTTCAATGGTGGATGAATGGTCAAAACAAACGCCGACCTTTGGGTAAAAATTCATCACTATTAGACAAAATTAAAAATGGAGATTTTGACTATTCACCATTGTTTGATGCTTCTAAAAAATGTCGTGAAGATGCTGACCTTGCTTACGAATTGGCTTATAAAAACTACCTTGGTAATGATGAGTCAAATCGTAAACGGGCGGCTGAAGATAGTGCTCGTATGACCCGAGTTCGGGCGTTGAAACTCAAGGAGACTGCAAATGAACAAGAAAACAAACGACTGATTGATTTGCGGATTGCTTTAAAAAATGAGTTTGGCGCTGACCTTTGGGACAAAATGATGGAAGAAACTCCTATGTCTTTAGTTGAATTATATAAATGGTATGAAAAACAAGTTCGTAAAGCTAAGTGATAGTGAGGTAGAGAAACTCAACGATGATGAGTTGATGACCTACCTTGATAATCTATCAGAACATCTGATGAAAGGAGCAGCCCCTTTGCCCGGCTATTACCTAAAACGATTTGCGTATATGGATGCTAAACAACGAGGTGTAGAAATTACCGATGAACAACATCGTGAACTAAATAAACTGGCAATTAAATATCGTAAAGAAGCAAATGAAAAAATTATCCAAAAAATTCAAGAAGATGGGATTTAATAAAATGTTTGTTCCAAGTATTAACATCGTATCCGCTGAGGTTTATGATTATGGTGTTGAGTGGGTTGTTCAAAAATACGGAAAGGCTGATGCTTTGATGGGCGACTCCGAATCAGTTGACTACATTAACCGACTAATTCAGATTAAAAATGAAAATGAATTACGATAGTGATGAGGACTTTAACGAACTCTATGAGAATGTTAAAGAATATATGTATCAAGAGAATTTTTTTGAAACTGCTCATATTGAATACGAAGGTCGGTTTTTAGACATTGTAAAACACCTTCTTATGGTAGCGAACGATGATGACCTATTATCAGAATTGTTAATTAAAGCTATTAAAATATATCGTGAAATTGAAATAGATGAAGCGATTGAATCCCTTTCCGAAACTGGTCTTATTCGGATGGTTGTAGATGAGAATGGAAATCTTGGATACGAAATAAATTTTAAAGACTAATTATTAAACAACTAACCCTAATTTTTTTATTTATGAGTTACTATGTAGTAAAGGTTAAAGTTAACCAAGAAGATGCAAAAGGTCGTATCAAAAAATTGACCGAACAATATATGGTTCACGCAGTATCCGTTACTGATGCTGAAGCCAAGGTTGTTGCAGACTTTGAAGGTTCTAATTTGGAGTTTGAAGTGTCAGCAGTAATTGAAACAAAAATCATCAAGGTAATTGAATGAATCTAATGATTGGTGAAAAAGTAATTGCGGAGGTAAATGGTGTCCACAAAGTGGGCACCATTGTCTCCAAGACAAAGTTGAAACGAGGTAATACCTACGCATTAAAATTGGAAGATGGAAAGCTCATTGATGTGTGTTCTATCAACAAAGAATTGTCTCCGTATTGCCACATTAAACGAGGTCTTACGAAATCATTAAATAAAATAGAAGATGATAACTCCGGACAAGAAGAAGTTTCAAAGTCTTAAGCGAAAAGTTCTAAAGGTATTCCCTAACGCCAAAACACATATGACTAAAGATGGTCAGTATTATGTATCTAATGGTGAGGGTGGAATAATTGGGTCAGAGCACCTGATACCAGCACAATCAAATGTAATGAATGCTTGGTATTGGGCTGCGGAATCCGTTAAAATTGAACGAAACATTGAACGAACTTCACCAAATCGTATGAGTTTGGACTCATTTGAGAAAAAATTTGAAAGAATCTCTAATAGAAACAAAAGATATTAAGCTCAAGCAAACTATTTATATTCGTTAACTATAAATTTTTTGTTATGAAAAAATATAACCAAAACCAACGAAATGGTTCACTAAACCACTCGTATGGTGTTTCTGACTCTGAAGAAGCTAGACTAAATAAAGCATTCGGAGAAAAGTTCTCATCCATTGATTTTGAATTTGATTTAGAAGAATCGGATTACCCTATTAAGAACTCAACTCAAATTGGAGCTCTTGTAGTTGGTGATTACCGAATCTCACTATCACTTGGTGAAATGGATAGAATTATGCGCACATTAGAAGATACATTAACCACTGTGAATATGAAGGGAAGGTTGGGTGTCTTTTAACTACTTATAATAAAGGGGGTCGGTATGGGTGATGAATCTTGGGATGAGGCAGAATACAACTTTTTTTCAAGTCTATCAGATGAAGACAAGTTGTATTACATATACGATGTATTTACAGAGGAATTTGTTGAATTTGAAGATACCTATGTATCATCCGTTGAAATTACAATTACCGATACCCATCTTATTATATCTTGTGAAGAGCCGGATATATCAAAAAAATTAATATCATCATTTATTATGGATGGTATGATATTACAATTTCAAGAAGAAAAACATTCATCGCTTTTTTACAAGATAGTAGGTAATACTGAAAATATGTCAGTAAACTGACAAAGTGTATTATAATACACAATTGGTATGTATTTTGTCCCTTTTATGATACATTAACATTCAAAAGGGTAATATAATACACTTTAATTTGAAAAACAAAATGAGCAAAATAATTGGTATTGATTTAGGAACTACTAACTCGTGTATTTCCGTAATTGAGGGTGGTGAATCCGTGGTGATTGTAAATGGTGAAGGCGCTAGAACAACACCATCGGTAATTTCTTTTGATAAGGGTGAAGTAAAGATTGGGGCGGCTGCTAAACGAGTTGCAGTGACCAATCCTAAAAATACCCTATATTCAGTAAAGCGTTTCATTGGTAAGCGTTATTCTGAATTAAATAAAGACCACCTTAATGTTGGATACGAAGTAAAGAAAGGTCCAAACGACTCTATTCTTATTCAAGCGAACGGAAGAGATTATGTTCCACAGGAGATTTCGGCAATGGTTCTCCAAAACATTCGTAAGTCTGCGGAAGCATATCTTGGTGAAGATGTTCGTAAAGCGGTAATCACGGTTCCTGCATATTTCAATGATTCACAACGACAAGCAACCAAAGAAGCCGGTGAAATTGCCGGGTTAGAGGTAATGCGTATCATTAACGAACCAACAGCCGCAGCACTCGCTTATGGTTTGAACAAGAAAGATACTGATATGAAAATCGCAGTATTTGACTTGGGTGGTGGAACTTTTGATATATCAATCCTTGAATTGGGTGATGGTGTATTTGAAGTTCTATCTACAAATGGTGATACACAACTTGGTGGTGACAACTTTGATGAGGCGATTGTAGAACATATTGTCTCTATGATTAAAACCACCAAAGGAGTTGACTTAACAAGTGACTCAATGGCTATGCAGAGAATCCGTGAAGCTGCTGAAAAAGCTAAAATTGAATTATCATCTACAACATCTACGGATATTAACCTACCATACATTTCAGTAGGTCAAGATGGTCCTATTCATTTTGAAACATCATTGTCTCAATCGGATTTTAATCGTTTAACATTACCACTTGTGGACCGATGTATGAAACCTTGTCAACAAGCCGTTAAGGATGCTGCTGTTTCATTGAGTGATATTGATGAAGTTATTCTTGTAGGTGGTTCAACTCGTATCCCAGCCGTTCAAGACGCCGTTGAAAAGTTCTTTGGTAAAAAACCAAGTAAGGGTGTGAATCCTGATGAGGTTGTTGCTGTTGGAGCTGCTATTCAAGGTGGTGTTCTTGGTGGTGATGTTAAAGATGTTCTTCTTTTGGATGTGACTCCATTGAGTTTGGGTATTGAAACTCTTGGTGGTGTGTTTACGGCTATCATTGATGCAAACACAACCATTCCGGTGAAAAAATCACAAACATTCTCAACCGTATCGGACAATCAACAAGTTTTAGAGGTTCACGTTTTACAAGGTGAACGACCTATGGCGAAAGACAATAGAACTTTGGGTAGGTTCCACTTGGAAGGTATTCCAATGGCTCCTCGTGGGGTTCCACAAGTTGAAGTTACATTTGATATTGATGCTAATGGTATTTTAAATGTGTCCGCAAAAGACTTGGGAACTAAAAAAGAACAAAGAGTACGAATTGAATCTTCAACAGGATTATCCAAGGATGAAATCCAACGTATGAGGGATGAGGCTGAAATGAATCGTGAAGAGGATTTGAAACGACAAGAATCGGTGACGCTCATTAATGCTGCTGATGGCTATTTGTTCTCCAGCGAAAAACAAATACAAGAATTGAATGATAAAATTCAATCAGATGAGAAAGAGAAATTGGAAAGTCTTATGAGGGACTTAAAATCCGCAGTTGATAGTAGAGATATAGAATTAGTTAAAGATAGTAAGATAAAATTAGAATCTGCGTGGTCAAAAGTCACAACACGAATGTATCAGAACCCGCCAACTCAAACGGGTGATAGTACACAAGACATAGAGTTTGAAGAAGTTACGAACTCGTAATGATTTAACAATTTCTTAATATAGGGGGCTTGGAAAAGTCCCCTATTTTTTTTATCTTTATGTATAAAGAAAAAACTATGACAAATTTAGGTTATTGTTGCATCAATATGACCCTTGGTAAGGACAAGATTACTACCAATCGGTCTATGGTCAAAAAAACATTTCTCAAAGAGGGTATTAGTCGGTCATCCGACCTTGCTGTACAAAACGCAAAAGACTTGGTGGAGATTATCAAGTGGAATCACAAGAATGGTTTCAAACTATTTCGTATGACTTCTGACCTCGTTCCTTGGGCCAGTGAGTTTCATTTGAACGAAATGCCCGACTACGACAAGTTCTCTAATGTCCTCAAGGGTGCAGGTACGCTTGCCAAGACCTATGGACAGCGTATAACATCACATCCCGGCCCATTTAATGTCTTGGTGTCTCCCAACGAGAAAGTCGTTCAGAACACGATTAAAGACCTTTCTATACACGGAGAACACTTTGACCTTATGGGATTGGAACGAACCCCACACAACCTTATTAACATCCATTGTAATGGGGTCTATGGTGATAAACAATCTGCTATGGATAGGTTTTGTAAAAACTTTGAATTGCTGCCAGAATCAGTTCAAACACGATTGACTGTTGAGAACGATGACAAGGGAAGTATGTATTCAGTTAAGGACCTTATGTATATCCACGAGCGTGTTGGTATTCCTATTGTCTTTGACTATCACCACCACACCTTCAATACCGGTGGTCTTACTGAACAAGAAGCCCTTGAACTTGCTATGTCCACTTGGGGTGATGTTAAACCATTAGTCCACTACTCTGAATCCAAAACATTGGAAGACCCTACTGCTAAACCTCAAGCACACTCTGACTACATCTATTCCGAGATTAATACCTATGGTCATAACCTTGATATTGACATTGAAGCCAAGATGAAAGAGCTGACAGTATTAGACTATATTTCCAAATTTGGTCAACACTCAACAGGGCATAATATGGGGAAAGCTTAATATAATCTGTTATTATTCAAGCACTTTAATATTTATTAACCACAGGGTGCTTAAGCACTTAAGCTTTAAGCGACTTAATAAGTGATTATAAGTATCGCTCCTGAAGTTAATGAAAATAGGTTTTTAGGAAAATATGAAAAATTTTTTTAATAGAAAGAACGGATTTGTTTTACTGATGATTATCAGCACTTTTGCTCTGGCTGGGTCTGCTGCATATTATTCGGTATTTGGATTAAGTTCTCTTTTCGCTGGGGCCAGAACCGAGGTTATTATAATGGCTGGTGCTTTAGAATTTTCTAAACTAATTCTTGCATCATACCTACATAATCATTGGAGTAAAGCTGGTTGGATGAAATGGTATTTAACCTTTGCAGTTGGTATCCTTATGGTAATTACATCAGCTGGTATTTACGGATTCCTAACATCAGCATATCAATCTACTGCTGATAAATTAGGAACTACTGATAAGTTGGTGGAAGTGGTTGAATTGAAAAAGGGAAGGTTTCAAGAGCAATTAACTTACTACAATGATGAAAAATTAAAATTGAATGAATCCATCAACGGACTTCGTGGTGGTTTAGCTAATAATACTCAATCTCGTGTTGATAGAAATGGTAACGTAATTACATCTACATCATCATCACAGCGAAGGTCTTTAGAATCTCAATTAAAAAGCGCAGTAGAACAACGAGAGTCTATCTCAAAAAAGATTGAAGTGTTAACCGATTCTATCACCAAATTAGAATTAAATGTATTGGATTTACAAACCAATAACGAAGTAGCGGCAGAAGTGGGACCTCTCCGTTATATGTCTGAAATTACAGGCAAACCTATGAATGTAATCGTAAACTGGTTTACCCTTTTGATTGTATTCGTATTTGACCCTTTAGCCATTTCAATGGTAATTGCTTTAAATAAATTAACTAAAAAAGAGAATGAAAATGGAAATGAACTTTATTCTATCAACACTAGCAGTAGTGATAACAATAGCAGCGTTGGGATTCCTAACAGCGACACCAATAATGAAGAAGTATTACAATCAGAGTATTCAAGCGGAGAATCAATTGAAACAAACGCAGACCCAATTAAGTCAGAAGATATTACGATTGAAGAACAAACTAAAAAAGAAAAAGAAGAAGTAGTATTTGTTCCAACCGATGAAGACGCTATAATTGATGCTCGTACTTTATATAATGAAACTTATCAAAAAAAGCAACAACACACATACCTAAAATAAATTTGGATAATTCAATTATTTTTCGTATATTTGTATCAATATAAATTATAAATCTATGGATGAACTATATACAACTACTTTAGGCAATACCACTAAAATTGCTTATGAAGAAACAAATAACGATGGAACTGATATTGATAACCATCGTAAATTTTATCGTGAGTTTGACTATGGTATTGATACCGAAGACAATGTAATCTTTATCCAAGATGAAATCCAAAGCGGACTTACCTTTGATATTGTATCTAAAGTCCGATTGTTGAAAAAAATCAATGGTAATATTGACACGGTAAATATTCTACTGAACTCCGGCGGTGGTGATGTAATTGAAACTCTTGCGTTGATTGATTATATGAAATCACAAAAAGACCAAATGAAGTTTAACATTATTGTTCGTGGTATGGCTATGTCCGCAGCCGCTCTTCTTTTGGCTAATGGAACCGGAACTCGTGCTGCAAGTAAACACTCCAAGATTATGGTTCACCAATTGTCTACTATCGTAGTTGGTAAGTTGAGTGATGTTAAATCAAATGCAAAGTTTAGTGAAGAGTTGGAAACTGAATGTAATCAGTTGATGGCTGAAAGCACAAAAATGGATAAGGACTATTGGCAGAACATCCAAAGTTCAGATTATTTTATGTCGGCTGAAAAGGCTTTGGAATTAGGAATTATTGATGTAATCATTTAAACTATGGTAAATTTTTTCACGGCGGAAGAACTTGTAGAAAACTATGAGAAATTTCGTAAACTAATCAATCAAACCTTTACCGGTGAACGATTGGATGCTCTCAACAAAATGTACGACCATTTTGAAGAGCGTATGATTTACACCCCAGCATCTTCAACTGAACACTTCCATAATGCTTTTCCAGGTGGGTATGTAGACCACGTTCTTCGTGTCACTCGTAATGCTTTGAAGGTATATGACTTGTATACCGAATTGGGTATGGGTATGAATGATTACACTCGTGAAAACTTAATCTTTACAGCCCTACACCACGACTTGGGTAAGTTGGGAACTCCATCGGAAGATTTATACATCAAGAACGATTCGGAATGGCATGTAAAAAACCAAGGTAAAATTTACAAGTACAATCCAAATATTCATTGGATGTCTTTAAATGATAGAACTTTTTACAATCTAAACTACTTTGGTATTAAGTGTACGGAAGAGGAGTGGATTAGTATTAAACTTACCGATGGATTGTATGATGATAATAACAAAGAGTATTTCATCAAATTTGATAAAGACCAAGCAATCAAAACATCGCTTCCGTTTATAATGCACACTGCTGACTTGTTTGCTGCACGATTTGAGAATGAACGATGGATTAAAGAAATGCAACCACAAAAATCAACTCGTAGTGTAACGAATGGTAGACCTGCTATTAAAGCATCAAAATTATCTGATACCTTTCAGACGAGTGGTACGTTTACAACAACAAATGTGTTTGATGCTTTTAAAGATGTAATTGAGGATTAATATGATTTGGATTATTTTTATTTTATTATCAGTTTGTGTATCGCTTGGATATGCTGTTAGAAACTTACTAAAAAAGTATGAAGCTCTTGAAGCGGAGTTTGAAGATTTGACTGAAACTTATGAACAAGCTGAAGTCCAGTTGTCTGATATGGCTGGTCATATTGACAACGCTTTGACTCGTATGAAGGATATTGATAAGATTGGTTCGTTTGAAGCTGATGATGAAACTGGCTATGTGTTTAAAGAAATGTATGAAATCGTACAACAATTAGAAGATTATTACAATGGCCAGAAAAGCGAAGAGTAAAAGATACTTCACCCAAATTACGGAAATGGCTATCAACGCCTATAACCGATGTGATGACCAACGATTAAAAAATAAAATCTATAATAGGTTTATTCACTATCCCTTTGATAAACTTGCAGAGAATGTAATTCACACCTACAAGACATATTACTTTGATGTTCCGTATGAAGATGTTAAGATGAATGTGGTTGCGTTTCTAAACGAGAAGATTCATAAGTTCAACGGAGATAATGGTCGGGCGTTTTCTTACTTTACGGTAATTGCACGAAACTATCTATTCAATGAGAACAATCAGAACTACGCGAGAATGAAGGCTCAGACCGATGTTGATTCTATTGATAATGAGCGTGATGTAGTCAACGAAACTTATATTGCACAAAATTTGGAGTTTCAATCTGACTTTATGGATTTCTTTGGAGATTATATGGATTTTCATATGAAGCGCTTGTTTCCCAAAGAACGAGACCAAAAAATTGCCGACTCTTTGAATGAGTTATTTAAACACCGAGATAATCTCTATTCCTACAACAAAAAGGCATTATACATACTTATTAGAGAAAGAACTGGAGTATCAACTCAATACATTACAAAGATTGTTGGTAGATACAAGGTAATTTACGCAGAATTATATTCTGATTATAGTAAGGGAACAATAAAAAACTTAAATCATCGTATAGAGGAATTCAATGCATAAAGATGATGAAATCTTTAAGGGTAAAACTTTTTCGGATTTGATGTCTGACATCTACAACAATTCAAAAAAGAAAGACCGACAAATTAAATTGCTAATCGCCCAACTTGAACCTATGGTAAAAAGTGTGGGCGATGCTGCTGCGGTAGTACCCTTAATTAGAGAATATTTGGATGTGTCGGTTAAAAACGATGACGCCCTAATTAAACTTGCAGCAATCGTTCAACGAATGATGAAAAACGAATCTGATGCCGAAGGTGGTGGACTACTACTTTCAGAGGATGAAAAGAAACAACTTATGCAAGCTATGGAAGAAGTTGAAAAAGACCTTCCTAAAGATGATGAGGATGATTTGTGATATTTGGTACGGTAGAAAATATAGTATTGGATGATAAAGACTCTGAAAAGTTATATAAAATTTATGTAGCAACTACCACAGGTCTTACAGGTAATACAATTGAAGCATATCCACTTGATATGACTTCTAAAAAGATTCCTGTTATTGGTGAACAAGTAATGGTGGTGTTGGGTTCCAATGCTGATGCTAATTCACAAAAAAGGTCATCAGTTAGAAATTATTATATTTCAACGGTTGGTATTCAATCAAATATAAACCATAACGCATTACCAAAGTTAAATCTAAAAACAGCATCTTCCCTTGGTAATTTAGATGGCGCTTTTGCTGGTGTTCCTGCTCAAACATCTACTCCTACACCACACGATTTTGGTAATGGGTTTGTTGAATTAAAAACCCTATCTCAATTACAACCCTACCTTGGTGATGTTATTTTTGAAGGTAGATTTGGTCAGTCAATTCGTTTTGGATATACTCCACGAAATACAAAAAGAACTAATAGTTTGGTAAGTGGTGCTACGATTGAACCAAGTTGGACATCACCACGACCTGAAGCTCCAATTACAATTATTAGAAATGGTGTTGGATTTTCTCGTGGATATAATAAATTTGTAGTTGAAGATATAAATCGTGATGACTCATCATTGTATTTAACATCACAGCAAAAACTACAAATTAAAACAAGACCATTTTCAGTTGGTGTATCTCCAAGTGGAATCTATCAAAACCCACAAGCGGTATTAAACTCTGACCGAGTTTTAATCAACTCAAAAAAAGATGGAGTTCTTATTAGTGGTGAAACGGGAGTTTATGTTTCTACTCCAAGTTGGAAAGCTGATATGGACAAGATGTTTACTCAAATAGATGAACTTAAAAAACAAGTTCAGGAAATAAACATTGTTTTAAGCCAGTTAGGGCCCGCTTTACAAAGTGCTGCAAATGGGGGTGGTCCTGTTCCAACATTAGTAGCTGTGGCTCCAACTATTATCACAAAAGCGGCTCAGATAAGCGGTAAGTTAGTTAAAATAACAACCGAACTACAATTGATGAAAAACTGATATTTATTACTATGGATACAAATAAACTATTTAAAGCAATTCAAATCATTGTCCAAGAGGAAGTGAAGAAGGAAGTGGCCAAGAGAGAAAAAGCCATTCGTGAATCTATTTTGAAAGAAATTAAATCAAAGCCAATTCAAAAATCAACTCCAAAGGTTGAGGCTGACCCATTAGAGGTAAGTCACATTTTTGAATCTCAAACACCAAAGAAAAAGTCTGGTCCAAAATTTGAGGGTAAATTTGCATCTCTACTTAATGAAACTGCTGATGGTGGTGAGTGGAGAAGTATTAATTCTGCTGGTGGTGCTTTCAACTCAAATCAAGCAATGGCTTGGGGTGCTATGAACCAAACCCCGAATGTTTTACAAACAGCAGAAGGTAGAGCGGTACCTGTTGAGCAACTACAACAAACTGAAGCGGGTCAAGCGGTAGTAAACGCATTAACACGAGATTACTCCGGATTGATGAAGGCGATTAACGCCAAGAAAGGTAGATAATGGCTGTTCGTAAGGAATGGAAAATAAATCCAATTGATTTAAAAAAGAATATTGCCGTTGGTGTTAAATTACCATTTGGCGGTGCTGGTATTTTCCAATTATCTTACACTACTGAAGAACAAGCTATTTCTAATTTAAAAAATTTGGTATTAACTCGTAAGGGTGAACGACCATTCCAACCTCTTTTTGGAACCGATGTTTATTCTCTTTTGTTTGAACAAATGGGTGGTTTTATTGAAGATAATTTAAAATCATCTATCAAAGAAGATATAAATTTTTGGTTACCTTATATTTTATTAAGTGATGTTATTGTAGACGCTAATCCTGATTACAATAGAGTTAATATATCACTTAATTTTACAGTAACCGAAACTGGTGCAAACCAAACTATAACATTACAAGTAGACCAACAGGGTGGTCTAACTATTGCTTAAGGAATATAAATGGCTGATAAGGTAAATAAAGAAGTAAGTTTAATTGGTAGGGACTTTGGTGATTTCCGTAAGAACCTTATTGACTTTGCTAAAAATTACTTCCCCGAAACATACAATGATTTCAATGAATCATCTCCGGGTATGATGTTTATGGAAATGGCATCATATGTGGGTGATGTTCTTTCTTATTACACCGATGTTCAGTTAAGAGAATCTATTCTTGAACAAGCTCAAGAAAAGGGTAATGTATTTCTCATCTCTCAAGCAATGGGATATACACCCAAACTTAATGTTCCAGCTACAACGGTTTTAAGTGTTTACCAAATCGTTCCAGCACAAGGTAGTGGTGATAATGTTAGTCCTAATTTTGATTACTCTTTAAAAGTCAAAGAGGGTATGAAGGTCAACTCTGCTACAAATAATGAGATTCAGTTTTCAACAACTCAAAAAGTAGATTTTGCTTTTTCATCTTCATTTGACCCAACCGAAGTGACGGTTTATCAAATTAATGAAACCACATCCGAACCAACATATTACTTACTAAAAAAATATGTTAAAGCTGTTAGTGGTGAGGCTGTAACACAAGACTTTACTTTTACCTCTCCAAAGATTTACGACAAAATTCGTATTGAGGCTGAAAACTTAATTGATGTTGTAAGTATTATTGATGATAATGGTGATACTTGGTATAAGGTTCCGTATTTGGCTCAAGACACTATTTTTGAACAAGTTCCTAATACATCTGCATATTCTTTGAATTACAATTTATACGCAGGAGAAACGCCATATCTTTTAAGATTAAAAAAAGTTCCAAAAAGATATACAACTCGTGTAGAAGAAGATGGTTCAATGACCATTCAGTTTGGTGCTGGTATTTCATCAAATGCTGATGAAGAGATTCTACCAAATCCAGACAATGTGGGTTCTGCTCTCTACCCAGCAAGCGGTGACCTTGACCAAGGTATTGACCCATCAAACTTTATGTATTCAAAAACATATGGTGTAGCTCCATCCAACACAACCCTAACTGTAACATATCGTATTGGTAATGGTGTATTGGATAATGTACCATCAAGGGATTTGACTGATATTGATACGGTCATTTTTGAAAATCAAAATACTTCGGCTTTAAACGCCGGAACCTTACAAGTAGTTCAAAATTCAGTTGCTGTGACTAATGAGTCTGCCGCTGGTGGCGCTAAATACGAAGAAGACATCAACCAAGTTCGCCAGAACGCAATGGCTTACTTTGCTGCTCAAAATAGAGCGGTGACCAAAGAAGATTATGTTTTAAGAGCATATGCTTTACCACCACAATTTGGGTCGGTTGCAAAAGCGTTTCTTGCGCCTGATTGGCAAGTTCAAACTTTACTTGATGATGGACCTGACCCAATTGCAAATCCACTAGCATTAAATCTTTATGTGTTGGGTTATGACAATGAAAAGAAATTAAAAAACCTAAATACAGCAACCAAGGAAAACTTAAAGAATTACTTGTCTTACTATCGTATCTTAACTGATGCTGTAAACATTAAAAACGCATACATAGTAAATGTTGGTATTGAGTTTGAAATTATCGTATTACCAAATTACAACTCAAATGAAGTTCTTTTAAAATGTATCAACGCATTAAAAGATTACTTTAACATTGATAAGAGACAAATCAACCAACCAATTATGTTATCAGAACTTTATGTTCTTTTAGATAGAATTGATGGTGTTCAAACTGTTGTAAGACCTGATAGAGATGGTGTGGGTGGTTTACAAATTGTAAATAAATGGAGTGGTGTATATTCTGAAAACAAATACAGCATTTCTAACGCAACAAAACAAGGAGTTGTATATCCACCAAAAGACCCATCAATTTTTGAAATTAAATACCCTGACCTTGATATTAAAGGTAAGGTAATCCCAATGACATATTAAGAGGTAGAAAATGATTTATAGAATTTATCCAAAAAAAGACGCCACAATTTACGAGGATACTGCTCGTAAAAATCAAAATACTGGCAAGGATGAGATTCTTGAGGTTGGTAAGTTTTACGACCCTACCAACCCATCTACCTTAATTGGTAATAGTAGAGCCTTAATTCAATTTGACCTTGCTTCTATTTCACAATCAATTCTTGATGGTGATATTAGTGGTAGTATCAAATATTATTTAAATTTGGAATCTACCGAAGAAAAAGAAATTGCTTCAAATTATACGTTGTATGTTTATCCTGTAAAAGAACAATGGTTAGAGGGTGTTGGTAAGGAATCTGACACTCCACATAATGAAATTGATGTGTCGTGGGTGTATCGTATTAGTGGTTCTACTTGGGATGTGAGTAATGAAAATGTTAATAAACCTGTTGCTCCTGAAACAATCGCTGGGTTAATTGATGCTTATATATTCTCATCCGGAATTAATAATTTTACATTAGACCCATCTCAAAGTATACTTGGTATCAATGGTCAATCTCCAACCGCAACAATCGTAAATGATAGATTACAAATGTCCGCGTCTTCTTACGGAGGTGGTACAATTTTATTATCAGCATCACTTGAGTCCGGGTCAACATATACTACTTACTTTGAAGTAGACCCAAACACTTTGAGTGGTATTGATTTTAGAGTAGCTTACAATCAAAGTTACTTAACATCCTTGTCAAATTATACACAATCAATTATAAATGCTTCTACTCAATCAGTATCATTTACCACAAATAACACAGGGGTGTATGAATTTTCGCTTACATTCTTTGATAGAGATGGTACTAACGGGTCGGATGGTTCAATTGATAATTTTTACATTTACGCAACACCACCGCTTGGTACTTTACTATATGATACTTTTGCTATCAATGGATTTACATCAGTTTATTTTTTAAATAATGCTATAACGGGGTCAGGTGGTGAACTTCCTACGGTATTTGTCAGTCAGTCAAAATTATTTATGTCATCATCTAATTTTGGCGGTGCTGCTGTAAATAGAAATTATAGATTGATTGAAGGCGTTGGTTATACTTCAAGTTTTGATTTGGGATTTGGAAGTGGATACTCTTCTTTAAAATATGAAGTTGTTGAACCGGATGGTCGTGTTGAATACTACACAATCCTCACATCATCAGTAGCACATACCTCAAGTTTTGTAGCCGACCAGACTGGAGAATATTCATTTAGGTGGTCGTTTTATACAAGCGGTTCTAACCAAGCATCCGCATCACTTGATACATTTAAATTAAGTACAAACTATTCATTATATCCAACATCTTCTGATGTGCAAGATTTGGTTTATGAGGCTAGATACAATGTAAATTCTGGCGGTGGTACTTGGTATACTTCTTCTTGGGGGACTAACACATCATATTCACAATCCTTTGACAAATATGTTCAAAATCTAAATGTTGAAGTTACGGAGTATGTAAATGATTGGTTAAGTGGTAATAGAACCAATAATGGTTTTATTATTTTAAAATCAAAACAAGATGAATCATCTGCTCGTAAATTGGGAACGGCTAAATTCTTCTCATCGGATACGCATACCATTTATGTTCCAAACCTTGAGGTTCGTTGGAATAATACAACATTCACAACCGGGTCTTTATCACCACAAACCAATTCTGATTTGATTGTTTATATGAAAGATTTTCAGTCAGAATACAAGGAAAACTCTAAAACTAAAATTAGAGTATATGGTCGTGAGCGATATCCGAGTAGAAACTTTTCTTTAGCATCTCCGATTAAGAGTATAAAGTATCTTCCAACTACCACATATTATTCGGTAGTTGACGCTGAAACAAATAAGACATTTATTCCATTTGATGATACATATACAAAGTTAAGTTGTGATTCTACATCAAATTACTTTAACTTTTGGTTTAATGGATTACAACCTGAAAGATACTACAAGTTTATATTTAAGGTTGTGGATTCTACAAATGGAACTACAAAATACTATGATGATAATTTCTACTTCAAAGTGGTAAGATAATATGGCGGAAAGACAAATAAAAAGAAATGGTAGAGGTCAAATTGTATCATATGAAATTGCTGCAATTAATGACCCAACTGTCGCTACGCCAGAATATGGTAAGTTTCTATTGCAAGGAGTTGGTGAAGAGGGAACTATCATAGAAAAATATAGTGCTGCTTCATTTAACGAAGAAATAAATACGAATGTTACTTTGGAATTGGTTACATCAGATACTTTAATAGACACTCAAATAGTATTAAATGAAATTATTACTTCACGGGACGAGAGAGCTACTGGCGATGGTGCTAGTGGTACTGGGTCAATAAATACAGCCCCATTTGGTGTGGTTGGTAACTCCATTGGTGAGGTTAGAGTATTTACACGACCTGATGGGTCTGATGTAGATTATGAGTGGACTGGAACATTCTGGCAACAAGTATAAGGATAAAGTAAATGTCATTAGATAGATTTGAAAATAAAGATGAAGTTGTAGGAGCAAGTCCTGTTTTCGGTAAAACTATGTTTGCTGATGAGGAGCCCCGTATTCAGAAATTTAATGACCAAATTACACAAAATGATGTAGATGGTACATACTCTGGTATAACTTTAACCAATGCGTCTGAAATTCACATTTATGCTGAAGATAATCTTCTTCAATCTCAATATGGTCAACCAATCCGTTCGGTACTTACAAATGGTAAACCAACAGCATATGTTGTTCCGGAATTAGATTTAAGACAAACGGGCATTAACGAAGGAAATTATTCGGTATTATATAACTTTCATCACAATATTGTTTCTAATTTAAAAATTGATGCAATTTCAGCAGATAGGACCGAAGTTCGTTTAGTATCAAAAACAAATATTCCAAACGTATTTCAACCACTAAATGTAATGAGTCAGATAATTGGCTCAAATTCATTTGATGCTTATTTACGAAAAAAAGATTTTGTTATCAACTTTAGTCAAAATCAAATATACGATGTAACTAATTTATTATTAGATGGTCCTCGTATTGGTGAGGTTAATGGAACTCTAAATTATCCAACGGCTGTTTTTAACTCAACTCCAACTGTGTTTGTTCCATTAGATGATGTTATTGCTGGTGGAGTTGGTATTTGGAGAACTTTTATAGAAGTTTATAATCCAGCAATCAATCAAACTACACCTCAACTTGGAACACCAACTGGTAGATTTAGAAAATATGAATTACAACAAAACCCAAACGGAACTTTAAAATGGAATGCTGGTCAGAACACATTTATATTTCCTGATATTCCAAGTGAAGTTCCATCTGAAATCGTTGACTTTCTTTCAGACACTAATTTACAAGATAAGAGATATCAAGTTGATGTTACTAAATTAAATTTAAATTATAAGTGGTATAATAATTTACCATCACAATTTGATGAGTGTATTATTAAGTTATTAAAACCCCTTGAAGCGTCAGTTGAAGTGGGTGACGCTTTAACTGTTGATGCTAGAATCTTACCAACGTGGGTGGATAAAGTAATAGCATTTCCAGCAATCAAATCACAAGACAAAGATGACTTTTCAACTCCAA